ATAACTGCACAATCCGTTTCCATAACGGTCTGTGCCTCATCAGCATCGAAGACCATGTTGCAGGTTATGTTGTTCGCACTGCCACAGGTACAGCTAACGGCTCCATTTACTACGGCATGACCACTGACGCCAAAGAATATATCTCCGTTGATGCTTCTCTGAACGGACACCTGCTTGAAACGGATGAAGCTGTTATCACCATCAATAAGATGTTTGTCGGTAACGGTCAGGATGTTACTACCGTTGAAGGGGATATGACAATCAATGCCACATTCTCGATGGTTGAATGTACTGTGAAGCCAATGAATATCTCCGGCACTGGTTCGCTTGCTCTTGCCAACGCCGTTCTTGATTTCACTGATGCCACAAGTGCTGAACCTATCGGACTTATGGATGGTGTTAAGGTTGGTGCTAACGTTACGATTATTGACGGTGACGGTGCTGAAAAACATCTTGACCCACGCACATACGGCACAATCAAGAAAGACGGCACTACCGAAGCCGCCAATTACGTTTACGGTTATGCTCAGGGTCTTACTCAGGCTACCGCGAACTATATTCCGATTGTGCTTTCCAATAACGTTATTAGTAAGGTTGATGCGCTTGACGCCTCCAAGATGGCTTGCCATGAGCGTCGTGTTTGCGTTATGGACAACCTTTCTACTCGCCATATCAACTATTACCTGAATCCTGAGAACCTGAACAAGAAACTTGACGGCGGTGATGCTGTTCTTGACGGTACTGACGGTGATGTTATGACGGAGTTCATGCCCAGCTACTTCCTGAGCATCCAGCTTACTCCTCAGAACGATACCACACCGCGTAACTGCATCCTCATGTCTCGTTACCCCTTCACATTCACGGACAGCAATAACGTTGAACATGTTGCGGTTGTTCACGATTCGTTCAAGGTTTCCCCGGATGGTGCTACCGTTCGTCCTCAGTACATGGGCTACTATCAGGCTTCTACCATTACTGACAATGGAACAAAGAAGCTACGTTCTATCAGCTCCAAGAGTACAGCCTACATCTATCCTACCGTCAGCCTTAAACTTGGTCCTGTCGGTAGTGATGCTGATACTGCTGACAGTTTCCTGAATCGTGCTATTGCCAATGGTGGTTCTGTTTGTAACGAACTGCATTATGAGTGGCTTTTCCATCTGTTTGTGTGCCAGAAGCTCACTGTTCATACACAGGACACCACTAAGGGTTCTCTCGGTTTCGGCTGGGCAAGCACTACATCTTGGGGTAGCTTCTACCCTCGTGCTTGTGGTTATACCAATGAAACCGAAAACTTCTACGGTGGTTCCACTTACGCAGACAGCCGTGATGCTGACATGGAAGCTATGTGGAACGGTAGCTGGATTAAGACTACTGAGGGTGGTGTTACTACTCAGTGGAACTCTGATGCGGCTGGTTGCACCGTTGTTACTGACCAGACAACTGGAAAGCGTAGCATTACTTGCAATCGTTGGAGAAGCGGTGCAAACCCGAATTGGGCTTATGTTTACACCAAAGCCTCTGACGGTATGCCAACCACTTCCACCAAACTTTATACGGATTCTGCTTGCACAACTGAATCCACCCTTACGATTTCCAGTGTCAATGCAGGTGCGGCTTACGCCAACCGTGTTACAGCTTGCAAATACTTCGTTGAGAATCCGTGGGGTAGCATTTGGCAGAACCTCGCTGGTCTCCTCCCGATTTGCACTGGTGATAACATTGGTTACTTCCGCACAACAAGTACGAACCGCTACAAAGAACTTCTCAAGGTTCCCATTAGTGAGGCTGGTACTTCTCGTGCCGCTTCTGAAGGTAATGCCGCTATTGATTGGGTTAGCTTCGCATGGCCCGCGACTTCAAACTGGGTCACTACGTGGAACATGGAGACCTTCTTGCCCACCAGTACAGGTACAAATGTAATGCAGGATTATTTCTATAATTCTACAACTGCAAGTCCTCGTGCTGGCTTCCGTGGCGGTTACGCGCTTAGCTACTCCCGCGACGGTCTCGGTTACGTGGACGTGAATACCGCTGTCGGTTATGCGGGCGTCACCATTGGGGCGCGGCTCTCTGCATAACACCAATGCGGAGAAGGGAACGGTAAACGGTAACTAAAACGAAAACGAGTGAACGATGAACGTAGAGACGGACACGAGGACGAGGGGCGGTAAGTGGCAGGGAGGCTTTATGCCGACCGTAACGATAGCCCCCATCCTCGCCCGGCTCATTTGCATAGTTTTTAATCTTAGTATAAAATGTACTAAGGTGGGGTATATTGTGGTAGGCTTTCCTCGTGCTGGCATCCGTGGCGGTAACGCGAATAACAACTCCAACGACGGTCTCGGTTACGTGAACGTGAATAACGCTGTCGGTAATGCGAACGACAACATTGGGGCGCGGCTCTCTGCATTTCTCTACAACTCTAAGAGAAGTAGAAATGACACAGTATATTCCCATCACCGGACAGTAGGTGGCATAATGGACCGAATAGGAGTTAGTAAATTATCGTATGATAAAGCTGAAAGCTCTCGGTTAAAAATGCAGACTGAGGTGTTCATATGAAACGTATTCACGACATTTTCCCATTACTTACTTCTTACCGTGTTATGTACCTTGCGTATAAGAAGCTGAAAGCAAACAGCGATAAGAGACACATGAGAAGAGTAATCAGGTTTGAAAAGAACTTGGTGCTTAATCTCCTGTCCTTATGTTTCCGGCTTAAAGCTCAGACGTGGACTATGGGTCACTATAAGCACATGTTCCGACCTGAGTGTGGCAAAATGCGCGAGATTTGGTATTCTTCAAACTTTGGTAGCCTTGTTGTTCAGTGTGCAATCGGAATGACGCTTGGCTATCTGCTGAATAAAAGCCTGATTGACGATACTTATGCAGGTATTCCCGGAAAATCAATGCACAAGGGAATCCGTAGAATGTTCAGGAAGATAAAGAGCTACGGAGACAGACCAATTTTCGTGTATAAACTTGACATGAAGCAGTTCTACGCCTCTATCGACCATGAGTTGCTGAAGAAGGCTTTGGCTCGTAAAATCAAAGACAAACGCGCATTGGCTCTACTTTACAACATTATTGATAACTGCCCACTCAAAGTAGGGTTGCCCATCGGTAATCTGCTTTCTCCTATCTTTGCCAATTTCTACCTCAGTACATTGGACAGGATGGTGAAAGACAACCACTTTGATTATTACAGATACAATGATGATATTGTGGCGTTCTGCGATTCCAAAGACAGGCTTCACGGATTGAAAGATATGATTCACGCCAAAGCCGCTGAATTGCATCTGACAATCAAGAAGTCGGAGCAGATATTTCCAATCGAGCGTTTTGGTATTGATTTGATGGGCTACGTTGTGCAAAGAAAACGAGTGATTGTCAGGCGTAGAATCGAAAAACACGTCAGACGTAATGCTCGTAAATTCCACCTCCACCCAACTCATCATCGTGCAAGAAGTCTGTCCTCTCAATGGGGTTACTTCAAGCGTGTAAAATCCGGTGAGAATTTCTGGGTTAGACATATCGGTTGTAAGATTGAACAATTTAACGATTTACAGGTTGCGCTATGCGGTTAGAAGATATTCCTTGTATTGCTGATTTTGCTCCAAATAGAACGGTTCTTGAAGGGCGTAAAACAAAGATAAGTGAAATTGTGAACTTGCCTCTTGTTTTCACTGGCTGGACATTTACGGAATCCAAATTTCAGGACAATAAACGTAAGAAAGCGAAGAAAGAAGATGAAGAGGAGCAGGTAGAAGTCATTGATTTCGAGGATGTTAAGGAGGACAGGAAGAGCGAAGAACCTGACGTACCGAAACCGAAACGCGAATGTCTGACACTCCAATTTGAAAAAGACGGTGAGCTTCGTGTCCTCTTTACTTCTTCATCCGTTTTAATTCAGCAACTAAAGGATTTCATCGAAGCAAAACCTGACGCAACAAAGTTCAGAGCTTGCATCCAACACATTGACAATCGTTTCTATAAATTTTCCACATAAGGAGGATATGACATGAAAACTTATACATTTGAAGGCGTTACCTACACCGAACTTCCAAAGAAGCTGAAACTCTCCAATGGTGATACTGTTTCTCCGGTGACTGAGTTTATCTTTCAGTCTCTTGGCGGTGTAATCAATGATGACGGACAGCCTACACCAGTTGAGGCATTTAAGGATGGTATCGAAACATACCTTGAAACACTTGAAGCTCAGATGACGGAACTTGGTCTGCATATCACAGTTGCCGAGTTCAAAGAAGCGGCTCGTACCAAACTTTCCACTGACCTGATTGCTTGGGCAAAAGGTAAGAGTGTGCCTGACGAAGTGATTGACGTTGCCAGACAAAAGATAATCGAGCTGACTGCTGATGGTAGTCGTCTCGGTCTTACTTGGAACGACCTGTTTGCGGATTGATGAGGAGGTAAAGAGATGACATATAGCGAAGTCAAACAACTGAGACGGATGGCTGTTGAGGCTGGTCTTGATGGTGCGAATAAGCTGAAACGTTATTCCATTGAGGACTTGAAGAAGATTTACAACGGAATCGGTTCTGACAGTTTCCCTGAATGGTTACGTGCTGTTATCTCTTATCTGCACCCAACACTCGGTCCTGTTGCCATGATTCACGATGTTGAGTGGCATAAATCAGACGGAAAGATGGCTACGTTTACAGCTTCAAATGACCGCTTCAAGGCAAACGGATATAAGATTGCAAAGTATCGGTACTGCTTATTGGACCCACGGCGTTATATCGTTATGCATCAGGCGCGTAAATTTGCAAACGTGTGTCAGCTTTTCGGTTGGTCTGCATGGACATCTCCTTGTGAATGTGCTATTTGCAGAGCTAAAAGGAAGGGGAAGGCAAAATGACACAAACAGAGCAAAAAATCATGGACATTTTGCTTGACATTCAGAGTAAGGTATCAAACATGAGTGCCAAGGTCCAAAACGATTACTTAGCTCTTCATGGTAACGGCAAACCCGGTCTTCTGAAAGAGGTTGAGGAGCTTACCAAGAGGGTCGTAGCAATCGAAGTCAAAGATTCCACAAACCATACAGCCGCAGGTAAAGTGGCTGTTATACTCGGTTGGCTGATTACTACTATCATAGCGTTAGCCGCCTTATTCAAACCCATCGTGTGAGGTGAAAATGCCCGGTTTAATGATTTGGTGTACGTGTGCCGAAAATAACAAAGAAGTCTACCTGAAACGTGTAGCCCATTGGTACGAACAGGTAAGGTCTATTTTCGGTAAATTCAACCCGGATTATTATGTCTTCGTTGACGGAACTATAACGGAAGACGATATAGTTAGGGCTGACCTGTCTTTGGTGAATGTGAAATTTGTAAACCAGACACCTAAGCTGGGTCGTGCGAATGTAGCCGTGTTTCAGGGGTGGAAGCGTTCATTGAAAACTGCCCTTGAGTACGGAAGAGCATACAAATACATCATTCATATCGAGAATGACGTCAAAATCCTTCACACGGATAAGATATTCAAATATATGAAAGAACCCGGAGTTTACATGGGGGTATGCAGAAAGTATGGATTCCCTGAAACTGCATTTATGATTCTGAACGACCAAGAAGTTAATGCGGAAATAGTCAGACATTATGCAAATGAATCGAATCTGTACGAACTTGCTATCGCTGAACATGTTATTGGCAGAATCGCAAACGGTAAATGCCATTATGTGTTCAAGACCGACCGTTTAGAAGACCCCGGACGTTTTAATCCAGACTACGATTACGTTTGTCAATACCAATACACCTAACATAAGGAGATAGAAGTATGAAGAAACTTATTACAATCCTCGCTTTCGCCCTCACTTTCATGGTCACTTCCTGTGGTCATAACGCCATCCAGTTTTCAAAAGGAATCGGCTTTGATGCTGGATTTGACCCAGAACACATGACTGCACGTGTCAATCTTCGTTACGGTGAGATTCTTTCTGTTGCTTGCCGTGATAACATTGAGGTTGAGGTTGCTACTGGTGTGAAAGGCGGTCAGGAACAGGCTCAGGCATCCACAGAAACAGATTCCTCGCTTAAAATCAAAATCGGTCAGCAGATTAATGGTTACTTTGTTGAAGCCATTGAAGCTGGCGCAGATGCCAAAGACCTCATTCAGAAGCCGACCGAATAACAGACCCCAACTCCTCCTTGGGTTTACATAAAGTGAGGCTCTCAGGTGTGGTTCCCTGAGAGCCTCTTTATTTATGCTTAAAGAATTGCACCCGGTACAAATTCTTCGGAATCAAAGCATTTAGCTTCTGTAAATCCGTAGTTTGCACCGTGAGCCGCAATCATAATTATTTGAATACCAAGCGTTTTTGACAGATATTCAAGTAATTTGCCAACCATAGGCTGATAGTTGGTACTCACAGCTCCGGCAGGTTCATCGAGGATTAGGGTACGCCTCAATTTCCTTTTATCCATACAGAGAACAGCAACACGCAGGGCTATGGCAACCATATCTGCAATACCGTCTCCGTTCTGGCTCCGAATGTCAAATATTTCCTCGCCCTTGTAAAGATACATGGAACAGGACATATTACCGTACTTGACATTGAAATCGAGAACAAACTTATAATCCGAATCGAAAACGAACTTCAAGGTATCTGTTACGATTTTGCTCACATTCACACTAATCGTTTCAAGCGTGTAAGTGGCTGTTTCCTTGACGTAAGCCTGTAATGCCAGTGCAAGGTCGTATTCCAGATTAAGTGCCTTCAAATCGCCTTCGTAGCGGCTTAATGCTGATTTTGCCTTATCACGGTTGTACGAGGCAATATCAATATAGTGTTGCATGTCTTTTATCGTCATATCAGACACCTTCGAGGAACTTGGAATACTTCTCTTGGAACTTGGCGAGACCTTCATCGAGTTCCTGTTGTTTCCTGTTGAGTTCCGCTGTGACTTCCTCAATGGACAGCTTGATTGCCTGAGCCAAATCGTTACCTGCTTTGACCTTTTCGGCTATACGTGGATTCTGCATAGCCTGTTCCTTCAAAGCTGACATTTTACCTAAAGCCTTGTTGTACTGTGACTTGGCTTCTTCTATTTTGGATTTGTATTCGGAGATTGAGTTATTCATACATCGCCTCGAACATGGTTAAAAGTTTGTCGTGGTTTGGGTCGTTTGCAATAATGTGCTTGAAGTTGTCTTTGAAGCTAAGGGAAAGCTCAAAGCTATCGTCAATCGTGTTCATCATGCCGCTTATCTTGGCGTAGAGTGCTTTCTTCTCGTCAATATGTTCGCGGTGAATGTCGTAGGTCAAAGGCAACGGATAATCTTCAACGTTCAGGATTAGGTTGCTGTCCATGTCGTATTCAATAATCGTAGCCTTTGGCTTGTAGTCGATTTGGTCGGCGCGTAATCTGAAAACCGAACCACAGTTGATACAGGCTATGCCGTTAATCTCCTGTGAGAACGGTTTATGATAGTCGCCGGAAATAATCAACCGTGTATTCTCTGACGTACAGTTCTTGACAAACCATTCGATGTTGTTTTCTTCCTTGGCTTCATCAAACGGTTTATCCTTATAGTACATCCCTTTGTGCATGACAATAATGGGTCTGCCGTTCTTTTTAACAGTACCGTCATGCAAATCATCGGAATAGTACACAGGATAATACAAACCCTGATTCTTGTCAAGGTGTCTGAATACCCCCATGTTTGCCATAAGCGTGTAGGGAGAACGTTTCAGTTCGTCAGGATTACCACCCATGCTGTCGTGGTTTCCGGGTATGCAAATAAGGTTGCCAACACGATTAATGCCATTAGCTCCTCTACAAGCATTATTGAGCTGGCTTAACCAACCTGCACATTGAATAAGAAACTGCATTGTGTTTGTACGCCAAGAATCAAAAATGTCTCCGGCGATTACAATATGATTCACGTGCTGTTTCTTTGCCAATGTAGCGATAAACTGGATTTTATTGTCAATTGTTGCAATCCAATCTTCCTGTTCATCGCGGCACTCAGGCTTGTTTTCCTTTAAGTGCAGGTCAGCCAAAGCAAGGATTTTATGGATTCTCATACTTCACCTATAACCTGTCCGCAAGTTGGGCAAACAGTACCGACCAGAGCATGAAGTTTGTCCTCGTACTCTTTATACATGTTCTTTGCCTGTTTTCCTTGCTGAACCAATGTTTTGAATGTGGATTGTTCGGCTTGCAGTTCGTTGAGGTTTTGACGGTACTCAACAATGTCGTGCTGAATACGGCTGAGTGAGATAATGTCAGATTCAGCCTCAGTGATGTTATTGTTCTGCAACTTGACAACAACATCCTTGAGCTGGCTTCTCAACAGTCTGATTTCGTACAGCTCGTTATACTGCTCATCCGCAACCTGTTTGAGTTGTTCCAGTACACACAGGTCTTTATCTGCATCGGCGTAGCGTTCATAACCAGCCATAGCACGTTGAATCCAAAACAGCTTGTCTTTGTACTCGGTGATTGCTCTTAGTTCTTCTTGCAATTTAACGCAAACATCACGGTCGGCAGTATATGCTTTCAGCAGTCCAGCCGCCATGTCAACATCAGCGTAAAAGGCAAGCTCTTCTTTAGCCTTTGAGATACAGACTTTGAGTTTCTCCACATTATCGGCAGTCTGTTTGACATAGCGATTTGTGTTTGACGTAACAGTCTGAATCTCATTAAGGTCAAGCATCGTACTGAACTGTTCCGCTGTTTCAGAGCCTTTGTAGTAGACCATAAACGGCAAATCTCGTCTGTCCTGAATTGAGATAGCGTCCATGTTCACCAGTAATGCAATATCACCGGGTACACTGGTTCTGAATGACTTATACAGATTATCATTCAACTTGTAGGTATTGCTTGAGGCACTGTACGACCTCTCAATTACATTACCATCAATCGTTGCTGATACGGTGCATTTCTGAGTGCCGTGTTTGACGAGTTTGCTTGAATCCCCGTCATTCATCAACACCCACTTCAACCCACGGAATATGGCTGTCTTACCTGAATCCGTAGGTCCTGTGATAACGTTGACACCTTCAATGAAGTTCAACGTAATGTTCTCGTGTTTCTGTAGATTGGTAGCTTTTAATTGCTCAATCATCGAAACCTCCTGTATTGTTCTCAAGAATTAAGCGATAATCGGACAGCATAAACTTTTTAGCCAGTCTTTTAGCCACGCGAATATCTTGTACTCCGTAGTTGATAAGACGAATAGCCTGACGCTTATGCAGTCCGGTTATCTTACATACCTGCTCTGTGGTAAGTCCCATCTGAGCAACAATGTTAAACAGCTTTGTCAAGAGTAGCCACCGAAATTCTTATTTTTGGTGTGTCACTGTATAGCTTGAATGAATGCCTGACAGCTATTAAACTATCGTCTGCCCATAGAATCCCTGTTAAGGCGTCTTGCAGGGCTTTTCCACAGTTGTCAATGTCTGGTCTGGTAATCTTATAGACCGGACTGCCTTTGAGCGATTTTGGGGGCTTAAAATAAAAACCAAAGTGTACCTCTAATGGAATACCACTAAAAAGAGGTATGGTTTCATGTTTCAAATCCTCTGTAACGTATTCGGCAACCTGTTTCTTGAAGTTTACGACTTTTGCAGGTTGGTAGGTGGTGATATGCTTTCCGATACGGCGAACCCTTACGGATTGAACAGGGATTACCTCAAAAGGAATCTCTATTTCGTATCGAGCCATCATTCACCCCCCATTAATTCAGACCAAAACTCGGAACCCTGCTTTTGAATCAGACCATAGTAATCACAGAGTTTGATGAAATACTTATAGTCAAATTCATCAGGAACCAGCTCGAAGTAAGGAACACCACCAAGAGGAAGACGAACCAGTTTATCCCATAGAGCAAGTTCACCGTTCTTTTTGGCATCCTCAATCTTTTTGACAAGTAGTGATGGTTTTCCTGATGGTGTTCTGATTGTTCCGGTAAGCAGATATTCAAGCGCACGATTCTCACCGATACCTCTAACACCCGGAACCGCATCAGAGTGACACCCAGCCAATGCTTTCACGTCAGCAAATCGACTTGGATGCAGACCACGGAGCTTTGGACTGTTCATGGCTCTCGCTTCGTTGTAGACAGTAACGTTATTGCCGCCACCGTATTCCCTGACCGAAGCCATAGCCACGTTTTTTCTGATGAGCTGGATGTAATCGTTATCGTCAGAGTAGATAACAAAGTATCTGTCAGGGTAGGAATCAACAATACTGGCAATAATATCGTCACCCTCATATCCGTCAGCCTTGTAGCAGTTCTTGAAGCCGAGTTTTGGAACTACCTCAGTCTCAATGATTTTCCAGAAATACTCACACTCTTTACGGATTTGCAGGTTTTTATCCATAGCCTCCGTAGTCCTTTGGCTTGTGTGTGGCATTTCTTTTTCAGGATTCCAGCCAGCCCGATTGTTTTTATAATCAGGATAGAGCTTACGCCTGATACTGGTTTCCCTTGAGCAGTCCCATGCAAACACTAACTTTGTGGTATTCAGTGCTTTGCAGATGAACTCGATTTTATCAAAGAAACAGTTCAGGATAGTAGCCTCACGCTCTTCCTGACTTCTTACATTAGGATAGTTTTTGTATGCCTTGAATGTAGCGTTCCAGCATACACAACGGCTGTCAACTAAAATGGTAATGCGGTCTTTCGGCATATTCAGGAAGTTGACAGCTCGTTCACGGTTCGTTAAGTTTGGCATCTATAATAGCTCTCCTACAGTAATCTATGGAGCGTTGCATTTTTCTTGATACACGTTCGGCGTTATTTAGAGTTACGTTAGGGACTTGTACGGTACATTCAACGTAGGCTCTATCTCGTCCTTCGCTGATATTCATGGCGTAACACCAAGCCTCATCCGTAAGCCCTGAACGTTTCCTGAAATCCAAGTAAGCCCTATTCCTCACGACCATTTCCTTGTAGTCGGCTACGGTCATGTTTGATTCAGGAATGTCGGACAGGTTGATTGTAAAGGAATCGTCTTCGGGGTTCTCTAAATAACGCTTCTTCATGTTCAGAAATCCGGTAGACGTGCTTCACCTGCGTGTTGCAAGTCATATACGTGTTGTTCACAGATTGAATCCACCTTTTCGATAAGTTCCTTGATGGATTCTTCGTATTCAGGCTTAACCTCATCCTCGTTGAGTTTGACTTCAAGAGCTATGGATTCGTAAGCCTTGGTCTGCATGGTTCGTCTGTAAGAAATTTCCATTGTGGTTTACCTTATTGGGGTGGTGGTTGTTATGCCACCACCCCTTGTTTTTGTTAAGCGTCAATATCGAAGTCACCAAGCTCGAAGTCATCGCTCTGCTGAACTTCCTCTTCCGTGGCAAATCCAGTCTGCGGCGGTTCATCAGCGGCTTTGGTATCAAGGGTTTCGACCTCTTCCCTCGTGCTGACAGGACGCTCAATACCAGTAGATGCCGCCTCTTCAACAGCGATTTCCACATCAGGCTGTGTCGTAACCTCTTCCTGTTTGGGAGCCGCAACATTAACCGGACGCTCATCAATCAGGGCGTACAGTTCCTCGTAAGACGGAGCATCAGGAATCAGCAGGTCGAGGTCAGCCACATAATCAAAGAGCTGTTCAGGAAGCATCTTGGACGTAGAAAGGTCGAGCTTCACATCAAGCAACTGCATCATCTGCTTGGACTTCGGGTTGGTAGCAACAGCCGGAGCCATGCCGAACCGAGCAGTGAACCAGTAACCAAGTTCAATGTCGGAGTAGCTGTAAATTTTATCAGCTTCTTTCGGCTTGAACTGCTCTTCTGCTTTCAGAGCTTTGTCGAAAATGGGAATGAAGTAGAACTCGGTGCATTTGACAACACGAGGAACAACCTTCACACTGCCACTTTCCGTAGGAGTTTTGAAGACGGCATTGAACAGAAGCATCTTTTTGGGTCTGAGCTTGCTGTACGGAGACTGATTTGTCTTGTCGTTCTTGATTTCATCCCAATGCGCCGCAACAGTTTCGCACAGGGGGCATTTCTTGCCGTAAGTGGTCGGACACACAACTGTACGACCATCCGGCAGGTTATGGGTCTTGTAGCGTCTGAAAGCACTGAACTCACCGGGTTTCGTGCCACCTGCATTGACAGCCTTTGTGGTCTGGAAGTCAACGATACGCATGATAGCCTCTTCCGGTTTGTCATTCTGAGGCCACCAGAGCTTCACACCTTTCGGGAGTGTACTGGTGTTAAGAATCTCCCTGAAATTGCCAGTGAGGACAGCTTTTGCCGCCGCCACTCGTGCATCGTGAGATTCGCGCATACGTTTGATGTCAGCCATTGTGAAATTGCTCATAGTCTTCTCCTTTGGGATTAGTTATTGTTGTGGTCAAGGAACATATCACGTGCGAAACCAAGCTCAACTTTGTAACAATCGAGCCTTGCCTGTGCTTCAAGAACCTTAGCGTTGAGTTCAGCAAACTCACTGATGGTCATGCTTCTGATGCACTCTTCGGAGTATTTAGCACCGAGTAGCTTTTCCTTGTAAAGTTCGGTACGCTTTCCGTGGCGCGCACTGTCATAGGCGGCAGTAAGGTTTGCCAACTCGATTCTTGCGTTTTCGTAGTTGCTCATAGCTTTTGCGTAGTTGCATTTGAGCAGGTTCTTGTCGTTCAGTTCGATTGCAGATTCCATAGCATCTGTCATTGTGGTTCTCCTCTATTGGGGTTGTGGGCTGCTTTAAGTATAATATAGCACACTTAAAGCAAAAATCAAGCGAAAATCAATAAAAAGTTGAAAATTTATTCAGGTAAATCTCGAAAACCCTTGAAAATTGGGAATCTGAGGGAAGGTTTGCCTGTTGCATCGGTTGTTTCCTCGAAGTATTTCACGGTTATCTTGCGTCCGAGGTACTTATCAGGGTTGTTATAAAGGTCAATCCTAAGCTCGTCAGAAAGCCCACTGCCAACAGCTACAGGATTACCCTTATAACGAATAACCATAGCCCCAGCCAGTTTCGTTTCTTCCATCTGACCCGTTTTGACATTGAGGATATTCTTGGTGGTTCCTGTAATGTCCTCAATAATAAACTCGTCATCTGTGAACTTCTTGACCTTCAGCAAATCAGCAGTACGACCAGACTGATATGGAGCATCAGCACGAAGAATCAGACCCTCCCATCCCTTACGTTCGACAAGCTGAGTTGCCTTATCGAAGTTCTCAGGTGTATACTTACAATGTCCAATCACGCTGAACTTAGAGCTTGTGAAATTCTGAAACATGAACTCCAAAGCATTTAATCTCAGGCGGTAGGGTCTGTCTGATTTGATACCCAAGAACTCCTCCGGGGTAAGCATATCGAACATCTTGTAGTGCGGTTTGAGCATTGTCTCGTGCCGTCTGATTTCCGATACTGCCTGTTTGAAGTTCTCCTTGTTATTCTCGTCAATGACACAAAGCTCACCATCGAGATAACAGGAAGTGCCGAATCTCTTGAACACAGGCAACAGAGCCTCACGAAGTAACTCCAAAGAAGTATAAGGATGCCCGATACGAGAGAAGAAGTTGACTGCATTTGTGCTTGCCTTATACTCACAAATCAACCTTACTCCGTCCAGTTTACGTGTGATGATATAGGGGGTTGTTTCGACACGCTTGCTGAAGGTAGGGCTTTTATGAATATCGTGAGCTAAAGCAACCTCAAACACAGGTATCTTCAAGTCCATACAGGCATTGATAGTCTTGGTGTCTGCTCCGATTTTCAGGTCTTTATCGAAAATCTTATACAGCACATCTTCGTATTCATTACCTGCCTGACGAATGAAACTGGCACAGTAATCAAGAGCCTCGTTACCACTAAGCGCACGAGAAGCCAAGCGTTGTAGAATGTAGACCAAGCTCGTATCGTTGCTCATGGTGATTGACGGTGTGAACTTTCTGATTGAGTTGGAAGTAACACCGAGCGTAGTCATTGGGTTATACAAGATGGACAGAAGCTCACGTACTACTCCGTTTTTCGAGTAATACTTCAAGCATTCTTTCTTGTGGCTTTGCTTGTTGCTCGTGTTCATGGCACTCACAAACTGCTTGATAATTGGTAAAGTTTGCATGATATTTAATCCTATCAAAGTTGTCGCATACGATTACTTGGTCTTCATAACTCAGGCGTTTCACTACGTCAAATAATGAAAGCAAATACCTGACCAAGAAGTTTACATTATAATCGTTTGCAGTTAGTTGTTCGTTGAGTTGTTTTCTTGTTGTATTGACGTTTGAGTTGGTGAAATGTGACAGGAAATCAAGGTCGTGTGCCATAAGCAACCTTCTGTCCACCGAGTAGTTGATTTCGTTGCAAGTATCACATAGAAAATCAATTAGCTTGGTAGGATAGCGTTTCTTTACGGCACACAACATATCTATCGGGTCATAAAACAGAACTTCCATTTTTCTTCATAAGTTCTATTTTGTGGTTGAGATACCAGACCGCTTTTTCCAAGTCCTCAACCGCATCACCCTTCTTCCCTGCTCTGAGGATATATTTGAGTGCGTTACCGACTGAGAAATCGTACTTGTCGGTAATCTCAATGACCTCAAGACCGAAGGGTGTGTCGGTGTAGTGTTTGGGGTGATTCACTGCATCGGCTTTAGACAGGGCATGTTTCGGCTTCGGGCAATCCAAATAGGACGGATAGTTTTTGGTCGGTACTTCTTTAGCCAACTCAGCAATCGTTTTAACATTTGTGGTAGCTTTCTCCATAACTGCTGGCTTGTCATTCTCAAACTTATCCGAGGTAATTTCCGCAGGGACAGTAAAGTTGTGGTCATCCAAGTAGAAATCACCATACACCTTACGTGGATTGTTCTGCCATTCTGCTTTAAGGCGGTCGAGATTATCGTTGACGGCATCAGGTTTAAGTCCGATACTTGTCAACCAATCCAAAGCCTCTTTCAGCCTGTCTCCTTCTCGCATCGTCCAAAGAATCCACTCGTTATGAGGAGAGTTTTGAACGTATTTCCGCAAGAAGTCCGTATTGCGTTTGATTTCCTTACCAATGGCAGGGAACTTATTTTCACACAACGTACCGTCAAAATCAACAACAAAAATCATTATTTCACCTCGAACGCACAGGCAAGCATATACGTCAGACCACACTTACCTGCATTGAAGAAAGGATTAAGGAAACACTCTGCAATACGAACCATACGCGCTCTGTCTGTGGCGGATTTGGAGTTCATCATGCAAGCGTTGAGATAGCCAAGAATAGCCATACGGACTGTTTCTTCCTGTCCACTGTACGCTTTCAGGAACGATACGATTTCTTCCCATGTACCTCTTTTGCTTACGATTGACTTGCAAAGAGCGCGTGTATCGGCTTCAAGTTTTTCACCTGTACCACTCTGCATCTCAATAGCCTTATCAACGTTACCGCCATTGAGTGCATAGTTTTCAAGAATCTGCAACGATACTCTGGCAGACGATTCAGAGTTCAATGCAATCTTCTTCATAGCCTCATCGTCAATCTTAATCCCGGTCTTTTCAACAACACGACCAAGATTCTTATAGATGGCAGACGGAGTTAAAGGCTTGATTGGCAGAACCTTACAACGGCTCTTCAATGCTTTAGGCATCTTGGAAGCATCGGTCGTACAGAAGAAAACAAACGTGCATGGCGGAACCTCTTCACAATTCCGCAACAGAGCCTCGAAACAGATGGGAGTAAGACCCTGCATTTCGTCAATAATATAGACCCTGCCCTTAGAGGTTCTTGTCATAGGATAAGTACCCCACATGTCAACAAAGGCTCTGATATTATCAATAGAACGGTCTTTACTGGCATCGAGAATCTGCACATCACCGAGTGAGGCATTACAACCAATCGCTTTAGCAAACACGTAAGCGGCTGTCGTTTTGCCACATCCAAACTGTCCTTCAAGCAGAAAGACCCTCGGCTGTGTTTTATCATCTGTGTGTTCTGCGACATGTTTCAGGATTGCCACAGCTTCATCCTGACCTACAATTTCGTCAAAGGTGGTAGGTCTCATTTCGTTGTATAATGACATTTACGTCTCCTTATGAATGTTTGATTTCGCCCATTTCTTCAAGGTCAGCCCAAGAAGCACCGGGTTTGCCTAAGTCAGCTTCAACGGCAATAGGATAAACAATCCATGACCATTCTTTTCTGACCTCGGCTTGACTTTCGATGTAAAGGTCGCAGATTGTCTGATACTCGTTAGGAACAATATCCATAACGGCTGAATCGTGAATCTGCCCGATAATAAGTGATTTGAGTTTGTACTTGATGAACTTGCGCTGAAGGTGAATCAGTGTGTTAAGCAGTACATGGAAAGCCGAACCCTGAACTACGGTGTTGATAGCCTGTGTTTTAGCCATCTTCATCGTAACCCTGAATCCTGTAGGGTAGTCAAGATAACCCTGCTTCTTGTATAGCTCCCACTGCTTTTCCTTCCATTCACCGTAGAACTTGAACAGGTCAAACCAGAACCATTCGTATTCCTTTTGAGTGTGGGTCAGCATATCGTCAAACGTATTGATTCCACGCTGTTTAAGGTGTTCGAGGATTGGCTGTCCTGTTCCTGTGTTCGGGTTGTCCTCTGTAACGAAGTCCCAAAGGTTACGCGCCATTGATTCAAACCCTGCACCGTAAAACCCTGCAAAGACGAATCTGCCTTTAACGGATTTACGTAGAGCTTTGCACATTTCGTTGTCTTGGAGCATGTAATAGTGCTTTTCGACCTCACTGTGCATATCGGCGTTCGGGTCTGACAGGAAACGTAACATATTCGGGTCATGGTGAATCGAGCAACCACAGGAAACCTCATTGGCACGTAAGTCAAGTTCCACCAAGCATCTGTCTTTAGAGCGAGGTAAGAAACCTGTACGAACAATGTGTTTCTGGAAGTCGTTGTTCTTAGGCATCTGTTGTAGGTTCGGGTTGACACAGCTTGAGCGATAGGTACGTACTGTATGAAGCATAAACTCAGGGTGGATAAAACCGTTCTCATCCACTTCCTGAATAGACTTGCTGATAATGCTCTGCCACAGGATTTTGAGTTGGCTTCGCTTCAAGAGCAGACTTGATTCCTCATAAGGCAGTTTTTCAATAACCGACTTGTCTACGGAATCATTACCTTTCTCTGTCTTGCGGAACTTATCAAAACCACTGGCTTGCAGTACGTTACGGATTTGTGAAGAGCTGTCAATATCGGCTTTGTAACCGTACTTGCTCAACCATAACTGCCCCAATTTAGTCTCATTAAGAAACTTATCTTTGAGGTTATCGCACTCTTTGATAATCGTTTCCCTCTGAGATTGAAGGTAAGGAACGTCAATATACATGCCGTTATTGCTGACCTGTGTAAGAACGTCCTCACCTTGCATCAGGAGCTTAAATGCCTCTGGTGTACGTGGAATCATTTATACCTCTCAGTTCCGTATGGTGGTCTGACAATCGGAATAGTTACCTGATGAAGAATCTCACCGTACTTGTCTATAATTGCTTCGGCATACTCAGGTTGTCGTTCGGTTTCCCTTACAGCATCACAAAGTATGCTAAAAGCCTCTCCAAAGTCTACTACCTCGATTGTCATTCTTCAATCTCCGGGAATGTTTCGTAGAAGTGTTTAAGTTGGTCAAGAAGTACGATTGCAGTGCGGTACTCAACCAAAGAATCTATTGCATTATAGGTCAGCAATATCCTCTTCGGTATGCGATGAATTGTGTTGATTGCATAAGTGCCGTACTGTTTAATATCTTTGTCGCTGGGTTTCAATTCAGCTTCAACGTTAGCGTTCCAAACCGTAGTACCAATGAAGATAGGTGCTAAGAACTTAATTGACAGACCGCCCATATCTCTGTTATCCAAGGCATGAGCAAGAAGCATGGTGTCGATATTCAGCAGAGCCGGATTCGTACCAAGTTTCACAATACTCCAAAGCCTCTCGAAGTGTGAGTTGTGTGCAATTTTTAGAATGTGTGTCGTTCTGAGCCACTCCGTAAATTTTGGAATCGTATTAGAATCCAACATAAAGGCGTAACTCAAATCACTGTTCTCGCAAATAGACACAGACCACAGCTTCGAGTTATGGTTGTAGGGGCGTAAGCAGTTTGTCTCATAGTCGAAAGCACTCATACGGCGTTTTGGATTCTTTATCATTTCGTCCATAACGCTGACAGCATCCGAATCCGTAAGAATCTTGACGCACTCGGTTTCTTCCTTCCAAATGCGCCGAGGTTCTTTCAGGCTGTCAAGGGCGATTTTAATATCTCGTTTAATGAGCAAATCGTCTATACTGTCCGGTCTGTTGCCTTTCACGTTAGAGTGTGGAGTAAAAGTTGACATGATGTTACACTCAAACTCCCTGCTGTTGTGGAGCAAACCGTGAACAGCTTGACAGGATGCGTCTTTTTCGACAACTCTGCTGAACAGTACCTTTGCAGACAAATCACCGAAAGCTATGATAAGGTTTGGTTTGAGCTTCTTGATTGTCTGTTTCAGGTAAGGAAAACAGCATTGTGCCTGTGTAGCCGTAATTGTGTTTCCGTAGCAAGCCACCGTTGATGTAACCCAGCAATCCAAGGAGATGTCAACACCGTAAGAGGCTAACACGTCCTTAATCCAACTGAACCTGTCCCCAATAGCATACGTCTTGCTTGTCTGCTGAATCGGGTCTTGTTTTTCAAGTAGGATAAGGATGCGTTTCTTTCCCTCACCGTATAACATCAGCTTGGAGTTCTTGATTAGGTGGCATGACGCACAGTTAGGCTCGTCATACTCAACCCTGCTCATAGATGCTGGCATTACAATTTTCATTAGTCTTCCTCGTACAGAACAGCGATAGCCTTGAACAGAGGATTACCAGTAGGAGTACCATTATCCGTACTGCCGATAACAGTGAGCTTGCCGTCATAGGTGCGGAAATATTCACCGTACTTAATCAGGGATTCGAGCAGTTTGAAGCTGACCGTGAATCTGATTGTCTCATTGACTTTCGGAATATCACAGCGTTCATAGATACGGCTCCCATCTTCACGAACCGCAGTCAGGATAAAATAGGAAATGTCTGGCGGAGCCTCGATTGTTTCCTGTTTCGTCTTGATTGTGTTGCAAATATGAACAGTAACGCGCTTGACCTTATTGTTGTTGCCGCTGAATGGGTTAGCCCTGTCCATAGCTTCTTCAACGCTCTTATTGATACGGAACACAGGACTATTGCCGGGTTCAAGCACAGATTCCATGTAGTTCGCATCGAAAGCGTTATCAGAGCGTGTCCTTGAAGAGAAGATAACACCGTCAGCAGTACGCATGTGAAGCCAACCGTTCTTGATGCAGTATTTCGGTCTGCCTTTCATGGGGTCGATAGCCATGTACTTCTGAACGAAAGTCTGAGATTCGCTGTGGATAAAGACAGTTTCCTTGATGGAGAAAGCGTCAATACCCTGCTGTTTCATGTCAAAGCAAGCGAATCTGTCCTTTCCGTTATAGCCGTACATCTTGCCATCGTTCACTGCAACATGGCTGTACTGGTTATCACTTTTATCCGAAGCCCAAGCGGTATATTGCATAGCCGTAACAAAGGAATCGGGAAGCTCATGCCAGTTATCCTCGTCCGTTTCAAGGTATTCTTCATCAAAGTCAATATCGTCTCTGATTGCAAATTCGACACGGCTCTTATCACCTGCTTTGACACCAAGAGTACCATTCGGCGTGACACCAACCATAATCTCTTTTTCTTTGAGTTTACGGAGATAGTCATACAGAAGGGCAAACTCAACGTCAATACATCTTGCGTCAAAGTTCAGCTCGGAAGGAATCACAAGCATAAACTGATTCGAGATACAGTGAATCCGACCATGTTGAATAATGACATATTTGGAGGGGTCGGTGTTCTCTGTGGTATCGGGTTTGATGATTTCCTTGATGATGCCCAGAGCCTTCAAAATGTCAGCCCGGTTGACGGTAGCTACGTTCATTGTTTCTCCTTAAAGTTTGGTTGTTAAGTTGAGTGAGTAAGTGTTTCCATCGCTTGTCGTGATAACTGAAACCCTCTTTGAGCCGAGCAGATTCAACATATCCTTGACTTCCTGTTCGAGTGCTTCACTTTCCGCACCCATTTTAGAGGCAAGCAGAGCAAGGATTTTTTCGATAGTGAAGAGGGATGCGTTTTGAAGCAAGATAACCTCGACTACCATATCTTCAAGAGTTGTTTCTGTCTTGTTTTCCATGATAGATTCAGGTGTTTCAAGCCCAAGCTCGTTCTGCATAAAGGTTACGTCTTCCTTGTCGAATGAACGTACTTCCCTCTGCGATAACTGCTTGATTGTAGAACACAGGAGGCGTTTCAATCTGCCTGTGTTCGACTTATGCGCCGATTCAATTTCCTTTGTTGAAAAATTGAATAACGAGGCTATCTTGTCAAATATCTCAATGAGTTTGCGGCGGTCTGTATCAGTCTTCGTCATCGTCAACCTCTTCAGCATCAGTAATTTCAAGACTGTCACTGAGCATCTCAATAATAGCTTTTTTGACGAGATATGCCTGAGTTGCGTCAGTGTCTTCCTGAAGTTTACTGACAGTTTCTTCAAGTTTATCCATACGCTCACAGAGTTCATTAAGAACACCAATCGTGAACTTCTTGAAGTTGTTGTTACGCACATCAGCATTCAGCTCGTGGATTGCTTCTTTATCAACAATGCCGACCTTCTTGCAGACGTTAGCGAGTTTCTTTGCGGAGATTTTCTTGATAGTGAGTTTCATGTTTTTCACCTCGTGGTTGGTTTTGGTAGTTCAGCGAAGTTATGGACACTTAGAATGTGAGGCGTTCCACAAGCCAAGCATCCGTAAAGTTTAGCCTGTTGTCGTTCATCATAAGGAGATTCACGTTTAAGTAATGCCGCAATTCTCCAAATGTTCTTGATTCGCTCTTCTGGTGTCTGATTGATAGCGTAAAGAGCTGAACAGTTATCAATCTTTCGTTTATCCTCAGAGAACGATGCCAACGTCAAATCCTCTGTATTAAAGCCTGTTGCGTTGGATTGTGTAGCCGTAACAACAAGGCATTTGAATATATCGGCATAAGCACGTATTGACCGCCACCTCTGATTGACTGCCTCGCGTGGGTCTCTTCCCTCGGTTGCCATAGCGTCAATGTAGTCTATAACAACCACGTCAGGATGTTCCCAACCGAGCTTCTTGCAGATGTTCTTTGTCAGCGTAACCAGACCGCTATACGTAAGAGAACCTAATGGAAACTGCTCAACGTACAGACTGCCTTTGTGCTTCTGATTGACCCAAGAATCACGCATGAGTTTGGCAATTTCAGGTGTCAGAATCGGGTTATGCACCTGACGATAGGACACAGCTTCCTTATATTCCTTGCAAGCCTTATCATCACATGGGATATATTCGTCGCTTGTGATAACAGGTCTATCGGGAATATCGTTCCATTCGTTGAGAAGACTGCCACTGCCTTTACGCTCAAAACAAGTGCCTTTTTGGTTCTTTACGCAATCCAAACAAGGTATGAATTGTTTATCCGCATATTCAGGTGAGGTGGAAGTCTTGGCATCACCGCAGAGGATTCGTTTGTTGACCTGATTTTTGGTAAGGTCTCCGCAACTGATGAAGAGGGTTTTGTTTCCCTGATTACGTGCTACTCTGGCTGTGTAAATGAGCATGTGAGATTTGCCCACTTTACCACGACCCTCAAACACGACAAAGGAATTTCGGGTAAGCGTATTGTTCATAAGCCTACCTAATTCACCCTCGAAGGAAATCAGCCGTTCATCCTCTTGACGGAACAAATCATCAATCTCGGAATCAGTGGCTTGCAGAATATCGGTTGAATTGACTACGACAGGCTTAATCTCATCAACAGAGTTAAGGAGTTGTTTAGCCTCATCGAGTTTACCTGATTCTACTAATGCACTGGCTTCTTCCGAGGACAGCTTGATGATTTGAGCCTGAAAGTAGTTGTAAGCCTCGTCAATCTCAACCTGAATGTCGGTAATCGGTTCCTGATTGGCAAACGAAGACAAGACAATCTGTATCTCTGATGCCACTTCGGGTTTGATTTTACCTAATGCAACCTGATTCTTAAAGACGCGCTCGAACTTATCTTCCGGTGCGGTGTGGAACTTATTGAAGAAGACAATGCAGATACGAGCCATGACAGAGTAGTACCGATTCGACAGTACGCCCTGTTTGTATTTATCCGCAAACTCTTCAAGGAACTGTGTGGAGTTGACCATATCATAAACGATACGTAACTCCAAATCAGCCGTAGCCTCAATTATTTCCATTCGTTCACAACCTCGTATTGGTTAGTCATTTCAGCAAGACGCATGGCAATCTTAGGCTGTGCAGGTAATTCCGTTGCAGTCATAAGAAGTCGTTTCCCTGCACCGTGAAGCGTCTTGATAATGTAGTAGACGTAATCGTAGGTATAATTGTTATCAACGTAGAAATCGTCAATAGCAATAACACCGCAATTCAGCATGTCGTTCACAATATCACGGTACGCTTCCGGCTTACATCTGAGGGTACACATAACGCTGGACCAATCGCAGAACTTGACCTTAAAGCCAGTAAGGATAGCCTCTTTCAGCATACCAACCATTTGATAAGTTTTCCCTACACCTGATTCACCATACCAAATAGTACCTTTAACGAACTCAAGAGAGCTGAGGTCATACATGGCTGTTGTAAGGTGTGCGGCTCTGTAAATGTTTGGTACGCCGAGTTTTATCATAAGCTGAATCATGGCAACGTTGCTCATTTCCTGCATACGGTTGAGTTTATTTGCATTACAGCTCGGACACCACTGAGTAAGCTCTTCCACCTTGCCGTCAATGAGAAAGCGGAAATCAAGTAAAGGGGTATTACACTTCGGGCATTGGTTCATTTTTATACCTCACGATGACAAGGCGTTTCGGGTGGTAGTATTTGTTTACGGCTTCAAGTTCCTTTGTTCCTCCGGCTATGACAGAACGAACAATGTCCTCTTTCACTAACCGATTGAGGGAAAAGTATTCGTTATTAACCCATTGAGAAGTAGCGAGTTTCTTGAAGAATATATCTAACTCGTCTCCTGTGAATGGTTTGAGGTATTCTTGCAGTTCAGCATGTTTCGTACCCCTCGGAATCGCCATAGCTTTGTTCGTTATCTTGATTACTCTCTTCACGAACTCCACTATTCCGCTGTTGTCGAATTGCGGCATAATGTCTCCTTTGTTCTTGTTTGATTTGTTTGACGTAACGGTATATGGTTGCAGAAGAACGCCCTGTCCTTCTCACAATTTGAGGTTGACTGAAACCAAGATGAACAAGTTTCCTGATTTCTTCAACCTCTGATGGTGTTAAGGTATCTGGCATTATATCTCCTTAGTTGGTCGGGGCAACAGGATTTGAACCTGCGACCTTATGCTCCCAAAGCACACGCTCTACCAACCTGAGCTATACCCCGAATTGTTACAATATAATATACACCGCCAAACTACGAAAGTCAAGCGGTGTATCAAAGATTTTTCGGAAATTTTTAGAATGAACCACGGAAGTCTTTATAAGCAGGGAAGATACCGTTTTTCGCCAAGCGTATAATCTCCAACGTTTCATTCTGTAGTGTAGGTCTGTAAATGGCATCCCAATAGTCAGCAGGGATTTCTTTCATTTTTATCCCTGCGTAACGACCAACCTTCATAATTGGTTCTTTGCTCATTGAGAACGTAAACAAACCGTCAGGGTCAATGAGATACTTGTCGTTATTTGACACTGTAAGGAACCATGAGAGTTCACGAGGTTTTCTTACACCGTCATTGAAACGCTCAAGTTGCTTCTCAAACACTTCCCGATAAAGCGTAGTGTGCATGTCAGGTTCGCCTCTCAACTCAGCCTTACGTGCATTGAAGCCGTAGGGAAATACATCGTTGTAAGCCATGCTGAGATATTGCTTGCCCCTGAAATGAAGACCACGAGCAACCATTCTTATCCGGCTTATATCGAGCTTACCTGCAATACTGAAAGCACCTCGATTATCTGTCTGATATGCCTTACGGAGTGGCAGACAAACATCGTATTCAAGATTGTTACCGCACAGAATACAACCTTCAAGGTCATAATTCAGTTCGGTAGCAACAAGACAGAAAAACTCGCCCTGATTCTTGATGGTGCTGTAGGTTAATCCAACATCAGACCAGCCGTTTTCCGCTTTTGTTATCTCGAACGGAGGATAAACAATGAACTGCTTGTTGTGAAGTACCTTGCTCTCATCGAACCTATATTCCACAACCTTATACTCAATATAGACAGGGTACACGTCCTTAGTGCCTCGTGTACCTACCTTGTGAGCATAGCAACAGTGGATATAGGCTATCTTGTTTCCGTCAAGCCAATGGTTTACTTGGAACATTGATATTCTCCTGTTTGATTAGACGGTCGATTGCTCTTATTACACGCTCTGATGTAATGTTTCTGGTGCATGAGAACTTTGTCGTTTCAAGTGCATCTCGTTCCTGTAGAAGCATGTTGCGCTCTTCCATCGTTGGTGCTTCGTAGATTTTCTTTGTAAGCTCGAAGACCTTTTTATCGACACGAGGACACCAAAGCCAAGCACTATGCCAGAAAGGAATCGTCATATCGCCCCAACAGTCTTTACACGGATTTTCTTCATTGAAAACACGGTAAGGAGTGTAGAACTCATTTTTAGGTGCTGTGAATCCTGAAATCATAACAACAGGTTTCTCACACGCCCAAGCAAGCCAAGACAGACCTGAAGTCATACCGATAAAGAACTCAGCACCTCTTATCTGATTGACACGATGCTGTAAGGTATAATCACCAGTCCAGTCAATAGCTTCATGTGGAGCTTTCTGATATGAACCCGGCAGACCAACGATGTTTGTTTTGTCAATGCACATCACGTCAAATCCAAGTTCGTTCAGGTGTTTTATCACGTCAGACCACCCATACGGATTCCACCACAGCTTGCATCCTTTACTGCCTGAGAAACCGATACAGACATAAGGACGGTCTGTTTCAATCTGTTTGGTAGCTTTCAGGATAGGCGGTTTAGGTTCGATATTGTTCGGCAGTCCCAATATGTTAGCCGCTAAACGATTCAAACCATGCTGTTGATAAGGAAGTTTACCCCATAGCGGCTCAACGTCCTTATCGAAGAAGATGCCGATAAAATACGTTGCGTATATGGGTATCTCGGACAGCATTGATTCGTCAGACACCATTGTTATCTCAGGATAATGTGGCGCAAACAACTCCACGAACCAAGGCTGTGCAAATACAATCGGCTTGCATTTGTGCTTTTCGATGAACGCGAGTATCTGCGAGAAGTGGGCAATACAATCACCCAGCGTTTTATGGGCGATTCTGAACCTGACGTACCTGTCCTTGCAATCGAATGTGGTGGAGAAAACATTGTGGGACTTCGTGTTGAGAGCCACAATCTTCCACTTCACATAATATTTGGTTGGGGTGGCGAAGTAAGCACCGGGGGCAAGCTCTACATGATATAAGAGGTCCCCTGTGTCTTCATTGAAAAAGCTGACAGACCAAGTACCTTCAACATCCTTTGGTGTTTTTACCTCAGCCCCATAATTGAAACTGAACTGGATTCCGGTAACAGGGTCTTTCAACAGTTTCACATCATCTTCAAACTGTTCCATCAATTTAACAGCTCCTTAATCTCGGCAAGTTCTTTTCTACCGTCCTTTGTTTTCAGGAGGTCATTCAGGTCTTTTCCATGCGACCAATGAATACGGTAGACTTCTGTACGGTGTGAGAGTTGGTTTACGAGCTGATGTGCCGCAGATTCACCAGCCGAATCCATATCGTAGGCAACGTAGACCTTACCGAATGTAGCCAACTCGTTTATTTGTTCTCTTGTGAAACAGCAACCGTGAGTATGAACAGCACCGTCACCAACAGACATGGCATCGTAGGCGGCTTCCGTAACGATAACAGTATCAGCCGGAACATTATCAATACCCCACAGGAACGACTTGCATGGTATCAACTCTTCGTATTCGCAGGCGGTTATGTACTGTTTCTTGACGTAACTGCCACACTGAAACGAAACAAGCTGACCCTGCAAGTAATTCGGTATTACAATGCAGTTGGCGTACTTGTTTGAATACCGCTGTTCCTTGACCGTCTTGTAGTATGTGAGGTACTGGTCTGCTATGCCTGTTGAACTGAGGTGGTACTTCCTGATTACATCGTCAGCACAATCAGGGAACCGCTTCATCAGGTACTCATAAGCACGAAGAAGCATAGCACCATTCCCCGGCAGTACAACTTCTTTAGGACGCAACGAAATCTCCTTCATATCCTGTTTGTCAATATTCTTGAACAAACCATGAAGGATGTGCCTTGTTTCAGTTCGTTTCGTACCGAGCAAGTTGGAAAAGACTGCTACGGTGGAATGGTAGCCGCACTTGTAACAGTTGCAGTAACCTTCTTCCAAATTGATACCAAGATGAAAGTTCGTATCACCAGACATGCAGAATGGGCAACAAATCTGAACCCATCCACGCCGACAGTGATGATTGCCTTCAAGTCGGTAGTCAATATGGTTATCCTCTAAAAAATCAATCACTCGGCTCAAGTCTCACCTCACCGTTGGATTTGATGTACATTTTCTTGAAAGTACCGTCTTCGTCCTTGTATTCACCCACGTAAACATCGTAGGTATCGGGTGTAGTGTCTTCGGTGTTAATCTTTTTATCGGGCATAATTACCTCCTGTAGTTTTGAGTGTAGACGTCAAGTTTACGACATCCTCATTCTTTGCTGTAAAGCCGGGGTGTGTATTGAAGTTATCTGGAATGTACGAATAACCTGCACAGTCATACCCACATTCAGCTTGTGAGTTTGTCAGTTTGCAGTTCCCTGTATTCGGGTCGTATCGTGTGCAATTTGTCTTCATAATTTCTCCAAAAAATGGCAGTCCAGCATGGATTTGAACCATGACCGACAGGACCAAAACCTGTTGTGCTACCGTTACACCACTGGACTGCGTGTTATTGTTCGTTTGTTACAGAGCCAGCCAACATATCATGTTTAGCCGCCGCACCAAGTTCTTTTGTTATTCCCGGTTCAAATGTATTCAATAGGTTTGCAATATCACCAATGGAATCCTGAAACCGACGCCCCCATGCATACGTATCACACATGTAGCGATAGTATAACAATTTCAGCAGGTCAACACAGAAATGTAACCTCTCCGCTGTCGTGTAGGGTGGGACAATCATTTTTGAAGTACCTCTACTTGATGTTGAAGGTGGTAAGTTAAAAGGTCATATTGATGTTTAGGAACAAACAAACATTCTTTCACAGGGTGCATACACTTCGGTACAGGTCCGAATATTGTGCGGTGGTCGAAAGAGGCAACCTTCAAGAATGTATCAGGCATTTCGTACTCTGATATGAAAGTCAACTGCTCCTGTTTACTGCACCAATCGTAAAACGCCTCGTAATCGAACTTTTGATAGTTATACGTGCCTGTTCCCTTATACGGAATATCGCAGTAAACCACGCTGTAAGGCTTTATAACCACGTCCCGATAGTCAAGGGCAGTAATTATAGGTCTTTTGATATTAGCCAGCCTTAAAAGCCGTGTAAAAGCGTTGTAGTGTGGCAATACCAAATGAATCGTATCGACCGTAGATGACTGCTCCCTGATAGCGTGTTGAACCTGACTGTATCGCATTTCCAGCGTATAGTAATCAAGGTTCTTCAGGTGTTTCAAGTCAATACCGTAACGCTTCATACCTGCTCCGTCACCAAAGAAGACGGCATTGTGGTACTGGCGTTTGTAGTCCTCAATCTCCCTGCTGTAAGCGTATGTCCTCCAATTATTACCGAAGGAGAAACAACATGAGATATAGGGGTCTGTTCTGCGCTTGTACTTGAACTCCGATATGTCAGCAAAGTGGTTCTCGTGTCTGAAACCATCACTGATTGCCCTGTCGAAGCTGTCCATAACGAACTTATCATTGTCGTTGGTGTAGACAGTGCCGAACTTCAGAGGCATAGTTGTAGCGTAGTGTGAAACGGAACCGCCACCTGCAAACAAATCATAAAAGTTATCTGCGGCTGGCATAACGTCAAGGATTTTTTCGGCTAACCTGCTTTTGCTACCCTGATAAGGCATACCGTATAGGTTCATTCCATACCTCCTGCGATAGCCAAAAGAAGAGTAAAGCCCAATATCCCTGCCGCAATCAGAAACACAAGCATGATACAGCATCTTACAAGGAACGCTGCATCTTCCTGTTCTTGGTTAGGCATTATTGTATTCTCCTATTTGTAGTATGTAGCCAAGTTCTCTGAAAGCACGAACCAGTGTGTGCGGTGTTACATTCCTACGTCTGCAACATCTACATGCGACCACAAAGGCACTTCTTCCTGAGCGTCTACGGCGTTGTGTGTCAAGAAACTCAAACAAGGCTTCGGCATCGTTCGTTACGAGTTCCACCTTGTTCGTCAGGATGTTACGAATACCGAATATCAGACCCATGACGCGCATTTGTCTGCACAGGGTTCTAATTCTCGGATGGTATCTCCTGTTCAGAATCGAATGGACCGTCCCTGTGTTTGGAAGTTGTAATCTGTGCATAGCATAGGAGTAGATTCTATGACTGTACATTTGATTAAAACGGTCATAGAACTTATCCATGATGTACTTGCCAGCTTCTTCTTCCATAATCAGTGCCTTGGTTTCATGTCCATAGCGAAGAGAGTGAATAAAATCATAATCAAAAGTATGTTTGTGAGATTAATCATTACCCCTCCGTTACGTTATCAGGATTCTCTTCCATCGCTTCAAGGCAATCATCAATGCGCTGGATAAGACGGTACTCTTCTTCCATACCCTCCTTGAGTTCTCTGAATTTCATATCAAGGAACTCAACCCAAGGATATTCAGTACCGTCTTCGCTTTTGGCATAAACAGGAGGCGTCATAGCCATATAGCCCAGAATCTCGTTCCAGTACATAGCAATAAGGGCTTCTGACTGCTCTCGTTTACTGTGCAGTTCATGTTTACCTATCCGAGAAAGATAGCCGTCAAATTTGTAGTAAGTACCCCAACCCATTAAGTTGTCTCCTTATCGTTGTCGCTAACTTCCAAAATAAGTTTCAGCATCTCGTTAGCTTGGGATGCCAGTTTAACATACAAGAAAGCCTGATTGACAACCAAGTCCCTGCCAGTTTCTTTCCAACGGTAGGTCATGGCTTCGATTGTTGCAAGTGTATCACTGATTTCGTCTACATTTGCCTGAACACGTGAAACAATATTGTCGTTCGTCATATACAACCTCCACAGCATCCTTTTGGGATTTGCTCGTTCATAGCGTCAATCACAGCCTCCGCCATGCTGACTGTTATATTTTCGGGGATATAGTTTTTGTTCAACATCCAATCACCCTCGATAACATAGTAATTACCTTCGCTATCACAGGTTATGGACCCGCCTGATTCCCAGAAAGGCTCGAATCTGTAATGCTTGCCGTCAATGTCACAATCAAGTGTACCACGACACCAGCACCATGTCGGACCTTCATAGGTAAGGTTCTCTACCTTGTGCTTTATCATTACAATCTCCTCTGTTATGATTGTTGTTTATAGATAATATAGCACCTTTTTCTGTAAAGTCAAGCGGAAAAACAAAAATTTCTCAAAAAATATAAGCGATATAGAGTATGACGAACAAGATAGCCCCGAAAACAAAGGGAATCAGGTCTTCACTTTGCATTTTTGCGCCTTTTTGTTTTATGTTTTTGCGGATAGAACATGTCACACTTACCGTTTTCGTCAGGCTTAAACCCACACATGCTGACAGGGTACGGATAATCTTTCAGCCTATCGGTATTACGACCGCATTTAGGACGCAGTGGACATTCGTTATTGCCACAGAAGGTGATGTCATAATCCCAACTATCGACAACTTCTTCCGTGATGCCGTACAAAGCACAAAGCAGTTCAAGAATATCGTTCATTTTGGGTTTAACTCCTCTTCTGCTCTCTTGGCGATACGGTTGCACATATCACGCAAGGCAATCAGAGCATCGTGTTCAGTTGCGTAAAGTAACGACATTGGCATAAATACCGTACCAATCGCGCTGTTGATATAGACCTTTCCAATCGGGTCTATGTGCTTGGGATAAATGTCAGTGACCAAGACATGTTCAATAGTCAGGTCGGTTGTGCCAAATTTAATATCCGGCATAATCAACCAGTACGTTTTAGCCATCATACTCTTCCTCCATAGCCGCCTCAGAGAAATCCAAATCAGCATCGGGCTTGTCTGTTGTTCTCTTCGGTAGCGGTTCAGTTATGTGTTGACGTTTTGGTTTTGTGAGCGTGAAGCAAGTTGGGAAGCATATCAACTCTTTTGCAAGTTTCATAAATCCCCTGCGTTGCTGTAAGCTGTTGAAGGCAGGTAGACGTTTATTCATCACAAGACAACCGACCATAGTACCGTGTTCGTTCTTGACACAAGCGGCACATGTACTGCAAATCTTGAAGTCTTTTTCGATGGACCTGCGTCTCGGTTTCTTCACGCCTTCATTCATTTTGGCGTAACTCTCACCTTCCCACAAAGGCAAATCAGGTGTGTACCATTGACCTTTGTGGTACTGAACGACATTACGAGGTATCAGGTTTTGAACTTTATCGAGGTAAACCCAATAAAGCACCTTGTATTTCTCGCAAAACTCATTCCACTCTTCATGGAAATGCGTATTGCAAGTAACAATTTCGACCTCATACCAGTAAGTCGATTCTCTGAAAAGCAAGATACGTTGACCACGATAGGGCATATGTCGTGGGTCGTTTAGCACTGAATAAAATTCCTTGTCCATTTGATGTTTGTTTTGTTTTTGATTTGGATTAAAAGGTGAACGTACCGACTTGCGATACAATGAGGGCTTACAGAAGCACCGAAGCACAGCTCTTTAGAGAGTGGGCATTTTGTGCATTTATTCTCTGTAAGTCGTTGAAGCATAGAGTCAATTTTTCTCATAGCTACTCCGATATGGTTGTATGAAAACTACAGATTTTCTATAGTTCTGATACACATAGCCGCAGTGTGTGACAGCTCCTTGATGAGACAATCCTTGAGAAGTTTGCGTTCATCGTAAGTGGTTGCATTATCAATATCGTTTGCAACCTGTACTGCCTCACCTGCCTCTTCGGACATAATAGCAACCATCTTCACTACATCAGCAGGGAAAGTTTGGTGCTTACGTTTGGCAAGAGTAAGTTCGTTAAGGATGTTATCAACGATTTCTGTTTGTGTCATTTTGTCTCACCTTGTTGGTTTTTGGTTTATGGGTACGGCAGAAGTCCCCAGCGTCTCCGAGTTTCTGTTTGTATAACTTACATTCGGTTTTACACAGCTTGGCTTCTGCAATTTTTGGGTATTTGCATGGTCCAGTACAAAGAGAACATGCCCAAGTCATTTTGCCTTAGCTCCGTTCTCTAAGAGTTTGTTGAATGTATCTGCGGTTATCTTATCACAGTATTCGTTCTCTGCATCGAAGTATGTGTTAATCCAACCGCCACCGGGAATACGAATGTAAGCAACAACCTGTCCGTCTTGGATGTCAACCTTTGCGTTGTGCCGTTCAAACACATCAGCAAGGTCTTTAAGAAGTGCTTTCATTTTGTCAGTCATTGGTTTTCTCCTCTTAGTGTGGTGATGAGAGTTCCAAACTGTACCTCATCAAGTTTTACAGATATTGTAGTGTCATCGTAAGGCTTGAAATCTGGTGTAAATGCCTCTTTGATGTTGCCGTGATGGATGATAATAGGAATCCCAAATATCAGCGACAGAACGATTAGAAGAATCATACCAACCTCAGCCATGTCGGATAGGTTTTGTTTCAGTGTCATTTTGTCTCACCTCAAAGTATAATGTCATCGTGGGGGTCGTGTTGTTTGGTTTTGATACCACGTTCAAGTTTCCATCGTTCCTGTCTGTATTCAAGAACAGCATGAATAACTGTCGTAGCGCATATAATAAATACGCAACCGACAAAGATACCTGCTACAATGAAAGCACCAAAGGTAGAATCGTCCATTAATAATCGTCCTCCTCGTCAAAGTAAGAATATTCGCTGTCCTCTAACTCTTTGCTTATGCGTTCAAGAGCAGATTTAAGACAGAACATGTGGTAATCGTCTCCGATGTGAAACGGACAGTAACCGCAATTACCTCTACATGATGCGTTGATTTGTAGAATAAGCAAATCGACTACCGCCTTTATTGTTAGGTTTTTATTTACTCGCATCCTTCACTCCAATCGTTTCGTAGAGTTCGGTTTTAAGTTCATGGATAGCGTCATCAATGATTTCTTTAAGACGCTCATCACGAGGACCAAACCACTTCCTTTTGAAAGCACGAATGGTCTTATCGAGGGTATCTTTTCCAATATCGGAATCAATATACCACTCAACATCGTGAAGAACCTTAGCGAAATCAACACATAATGCACTGATTTCACGGTCTTGTATCTGCCGTGAAGCGTCCTCTACTTTATAATAGAGGTAGTCAAGAGAACCGCCACTCATTTTTGTTTCTCCTTATGTTTGTTACAGTCAACGGAACACTCATACTCTAAGAGTTTGACGTTCCTCTTTTTAGCCAAGCAAAAGTGTGATTCATGGATAGCCATAATCATACCACCTCTGCAACGTATATTTGCTTTTCTGATACACCAAGCGCAGGTTTTACAGGTCATTTCTTATCCTTGTTCATTTGTAAGAAGTCATAGATAAGTTTATACTCATCGTAAACACGGTCGAAATTCTCATCCCACTCTTCACAATGTGCATCAAGTACAGCCTGAAACTGTTTAGCGTGTTGTAAGATATTGATGATGAGAGCTTCCGGTCTTTCAATAGAGGTAGTAATTTTTATCGTGTAGGTTTTACGTTTCATTTCTTATCCTTTCGTTGTTTTTCGTTCCAAGATACGATACCCCAAACAGCCAATGCAAGCTGAACCACGTCAAGCGTAGCCCTGTTGTAAAGACACATAGAGCAGTCGTAAGTGAGCCAAAGAATGTTGCCAAGACACCAGAGGTAGAAGCAAAGAATGTTCATCTTCACATTCAACACAGTGCCAGTAAGACAAACAACAGTAGCCGCCCATGTTAGATAGTTCATGACAGAATCAGCTCCTTTGCGTAAGGAAGTGTTTCAATCCAACCGCAGAAACGATGCCATTCCTGAAGTTTGTGGTTCTTACGCTGTTTGTAGATAGTTCGTAACTGCATGTAATTGGTAACAACATGAGCCGTCAACTGCAAACCCATAGGACAGTGAGCAACAAAATCATCGTAAGTAATGTGACCGTTCTTATACTCACAAAGAGCATCGTTGAGGTTAGACCAATCAGCGTCACTCACATGTTCGGTTGCCACGTTACTTCCCATAAGCTGTTCAAGGCAGTGCATCTTAGATTGGCTTGAAACAATCTGGATGAAGTGATACCGTTCAAACTGCATCCACCATGTATTAGTTGCAGTCACGTTGAACGACACCAAGATACCAGTGAGGAAATTCTTATGACCGGAATTATCATCACCTGCTTTCACAAGACGGTCTGCCCTGTCTAATGCCAGCTTACCGACATTCAGTTCAGGGTTGTCGAAGTCTTTTACTTGACTGTCGAATACCTCAGCACAAAAATTGCATCTGAACGGAAATCCAGATGCAACCAAGGCTTCTTTTAGGTTGTAGACGTTTGTGTTGCTGACGTTCATTTCTTTCGTCTCCTTCTCGGTTTGGTTATTAGTTTAAGTTCTTTGAGGAAATGGGTTGTCATCGCCCCAAGTAGATAACAATGTGCTTCTGCGTTACTGTCCTCTGCCTCAATACCACGAGGATGCAGAATATTTACCGTTGCATGTAGAAGTTCGTGTATAAGAGTTGACACATGCTCCGGTGTTTTATCAATCTTAGGCATGAAGATAACGTTGCCGAACAAGCCGCCATCACAGTCACGTAAATCCATAGTGATACCTTCCTTGTCCTTGCAGTCGTAAATCTTCTCTGTTTCTCTTTCATTCAGATGCAGATTCTCGACCATCCAATGAGCGCAGAAGGTAGGCGTTCCGGTGATAAGATAAACGTAAGACGTATACGTATCGTTATAATATTCGTAGACCTTGTTTGCCATAATCACTCCTTATGGTTTTGGCAGTACGTTATAATAAGCTATGGAGGTATTCACGAACTTGATGTTTCTTCCGTCCGTTTTACACTTCATAAAGAACCAACCATCTTCGCCTCTTCCTGTAAGTCCGCCATGATAGACGTGAAGCTCTCTCATGGTTTTGACTTTTGTTAGGAAGTTAGCCCAATCAATATGACCGATAGGATTAAAGGCGTTCATTATATCAGGATTGCCCAAATGAGGCAGGTTGAATATCTTGAAGACAATCATATCCTGACCTTCACACTCATCGGCAATCGTCAGGAAACCACGATAAAGCAAGTTATCATCGTCAAGAATATACACATAGTCGTTATCAGAACCCACGTATTGTATAACCCTGTCAATCCACGATGAAAGCCACTCGTCATTTTCTTTCTTATCCGTAGCGTAAAAGACCGTAGTGTGTTCGTCATTGAATTGCGTAAACTCCGTGTAAGGTGTTCCAAAAGTCAAGTCAACGATAAGCGCATGTGTGTAGGTGTGGTGCGAATCCTTGAAGGCATACGCAATACTGTCCTTGACCTTTTGAATGTTGGTCGGTTTATAGCACCGGGTTATAAAGACAAAATTCATGCTTACCTCTTCAATTTATTATAGTAAGCAAGTTCACGGTCTACGAATTTAACGGAACACTTCTCAACCCAAACTGCATTATTGAAGAAGTTGCCGTCAATTTCAGATGATTTCTTACCGTTTCTGAACACTTTGACACGCTTCATAACATCAGCTCTCGTGATAAAGTTAGCCCAATCAATATGTCTGATGGCGTTGCCAATGTCAGAACGACCCCAAGCCGGACGTCCTTTAACCTTGAACACGATTATATCTTCATCACTAATTTCTTTGCAGACGTCAAGAAAATCTGGATGAAGGATATTATCATCGTCAAGGATATAAACGTAGCTGTCATTCGGTACATTAAAAGCAATCAGAGCAGTATCAATATCGGAAGCCATGAACTTATCTCCGTCAGTTTTGGAGTAGACATAGCTTATCTTATCCGCCTTATCTGCAAACGGCTTAAACTCTTCTTCCGTATGTCCTGATGTGCAGTCAACGATAAGGATATGCTGATACGTGTGTTCTGTCAAGCCGAATACGTTGCGTATACTGTCTTGTACCGCTTCAAGGTTATCAGGTCTTGAACACCTTGTGATGATTGTGAAGTGCATATTTTATCCTATATGTAGGTTGTTATCGTTGGTGGACTTGCTCGGACTTGAACCGAGATACTCTTACTTATGAGGTAAGTGCTTTCACCTTTAAGCTACAAGTCCAATTAGCCGCCTGTCGGAATCGAACCAACAACCTGATGTTTACAAAACACCTGCTCTGCCTATTGAGCTAAGGCGGCATATCTAAGGTGCTGTCTTCGTTTATTTTGTAGCATACAGACAGCGGGGTACACTTGGGAGTCAGGTCTTATGCCAAACCTGTCGGGGTCTGATAAACGAACAGAAGTTATCCCGATACTCATATGGAAGTGGTTATCCTTAATCATAAACGACTGTAGCAGGTCCACCACATCCCGGACACATCGTCTTATTCCGGGAATGTGTAGCGATTGGTGTCAAATCATCAACGTCAGAATATCCGCAGTTAGGGCAGTAAATGCGAGGTTCTTTACACCCCCTGAAGAAATCCTGAACGGTATAGTCACGTTCTGTTTCTTCCCAATCCATATCATAATCTTCGTGATGGGGCTTACCTTTACTGCCCCATTCCTTCTCGTGTCTCTTTGTTTTACCCATTTTTAGCTCCTGTTTGTGTTCGGGTTTACTATAATATAGCACGACAAAGATAAAAGTCAAGCGATTTTACGAAGATTTTTTGAAAATTTTTTGATGGGGTGTCTGCTCTCCTATGGGAAACCGTCAAGAAAACCATAGGAGGCAGACGTAGATGTATTTGTAGATTCGCTAAGGCACATACATCAGGCACTCTCGAAAGGAATGGGTGGGAAAAGTTAAGGAAACCCACCCTACCGCATCTACAAGGCGGCTCTTGTCGGGGTTTAACAACAAACGCCAGACTGAGTAATCATATGTGAAAGTTTATCTGAATCGTTCATGGAAACACCGTCAAGCACCTCGGATAGAATGTTTGTCTTACGGTCAAGCATACGAGCAAGCCTTTCGTCAAGTGAGTTCTCGACAAAGTGAATGTAACAAACTACTGGTTCCGTTTGTCCATTCCTATCCAGACGTGCGTATAACTGATGCAAGTCACCGGGAGACCAGCATAATTCACAGACCAATAACGTACTGCATACTGTCTGTAAACCGTCTAATCCTGTGCTAATAGACTGAATATTGCCTATTAACAACCTGCAATCAGGGTCGTTGATGAACTTCTGAACAGCATCGTCTTTCTTCTTGGTCGATACAGAACCATTAATCAAGACAGAGCAATCCTTGAAGTTATCATAAAGAATCTGACCGCACTTCTCACGATGAACACAGGCAACCACAAGTTTATCATCGGTCTGTTCGAGGTAGTCTTTTATCCAACTTATCGTCAATGGCAACTTTATCCGAATTGCCTCCTGAAGATAAGCCTCGATAGACTGATTCATACGTGCGTTAGCCATGAATCTATCACGACTGCAAGCGTTCAGGTATTCGTGTTGCGCTCTGATTGCATCCTGTTCGAGTTGTTTAATATCGTTGGATGCCACGTCAAGTGGTACAGCCCTTATCTGAACCTTTGGTACTTCCTGATAGATGTCCTTCTTGGTGCGTCTTATCATCGTACCGGATTCTATCAGCTTCTTGTGTAGTTCAAGCGTATTTATCGACACGGATGCACGATTATACTTATCCCTGTACGAATTGCAGTAACGCTGGTCATAAACAAAACGAGAAGGGAACAGGGATGGGTTGACCAGTTTTATCGTGTTATACATATCCGCGTTTCTATCCGTCAATGGAGTACCCGACAGGCAGATACAAGCCTTGACGTGTTTTCTTATCTCGAAGATGGCGCGTGTTCTGCCAGTGTTATCCGTTTTTATCTTCTGAGATTCGTCAAGTATCATCATATCCCATTGAAACTCGCAAAGCGGTTCCATCCAAGCGTTGACTATATCATAATTTATAATAGTTATCCGCGATTTAGAGATTTCCATGAGGTCTGCTCTATCATAAGTTGTCGAGTTGCAGACTTTCACATGTGGACACTTCTTTATCTCGTTTTGGAGGTTGCGTTTCCATTGGAGCTTGATATTGGAAGGAACAACAATGAGCGTCTTCTTGGAACCTGACGCAACATGACACGCAATAGCAGAGCTTGACTTACCTGCACCCATAACGTCAGCAATCAGCAGGTTCCAGCTATGCTTCGCGGCTTCAATAACGGATGTAAGCTGATAGTGATACAGTACACGATTCAGCTTGCCGCCTAAAGTACGCATGGATTTGGTGCTGTACCCTTTGCTTTCGAGGAGCTTCATGTTATCCTCGCTGTAAGGCATCCGATACAGCTTACCATCTCTTTTATAGTAGAGATAGCCTGATTTGTAGCAAACTTTTTTCAAGGTTATGGTCTCCGATTGTTTGTTTGCAATTAATATACACCCTCATTTGGTGTTTGTCAAGCCAAAAATCAAAGAAAATCTAAAAATTTTTGTAAATAAGTGTCATATTTATTTGACTTCTGCATCAGTAAAGTTTATATTTTACTTGTGCAAGAGTAAAATGGAGACAACGATGAACTTCACACGCAAAGACAATAACGGAAACGAAATCAAACCACCAGACGTGACGATGAATACACACACCGACAAAGGTAACGATGAAGACAAACGCGCATGTAACGACAAAGACATGCCGACAGATACATGCACAGGCGTATTAGATGTTAGAGAGGCATTAATGACGGTGAAAGAAAATGAATCGCCAGATATGCCAATCGCTAATATGAAAGTTGAAACATTCCTCTGTAACATAGCAGAACAATCATTACATGGGATGCCTGCACTTGTTGATGCATACAAACGGTGCGGCTTCAATGTAGATAAACCACCTGCGCTTGTCCGTAATGATATTAGACGTCTGCTTTTCAATAAGCGCATAAAGGAACGTCTGGCATATCTAAAAGAGTGTGAATGGGAAATCAATAAGCCAGACTTATCATCCATTTGCAAGGAGTTCGAGAATATATTGAATGAAGAAGAGTTAGCTATGAACTCTCGTATCACTGCATTAAATTCCCTTGCAAAGTTAGCCGGATTACTTGAAAACAATCAACATAAATCAGACACAAAGGTAGCGGTCATTTTCAACACGTCAGAAAAGCCGCCTATTGATGTGAAAGTAGAACAGGTGAACTAATGAAAATTCATATCTGCCTCGTTACGAATGACAAGTGGTATCGTTTCATGCTCAGGACCATGTACGATATTATCATCCGCAAGAATCCTGAAACAGAAATCAAGTTCTATGTGCTTTTAGACCGTGTGGATAAGGCTGATGAACTTGACGCCTTTAACGCGATTGACGGCATTGAAGTTGTGAAGAAGAACATGGATTCCTATGAAGAGTTCGGTCAACTTAAAAGGTATCATTCGTATTGGGTCGGTCAGGAAAAGCATCTTAAATTCCTTATCCCTGAGCTTGACATTTTTGAAGGCGTTGACAGGGTTATCTACATGGATATTGATATGCTTGCCCGAAAAGACCTGACTGATATTTACACGGTCAATCTGAATGACAAGCCTATTGGACTGTGCCGAGATTATTACACGCTTCTCGATGGCTCATTTGCTCTGCCACCTGAAAGCCGTACAAAGCAACTGGAATCGGGTCTTATGGTTATGGACCTGCCGAAGTTGCGTGACATTCAATTTACGAAACAGTGTAAAGACATCGCTCCTTATCACTGTGGGGATATGCCAGTGGTCAATACGATATGCACACCGATTGCACAGAAACTTGACCCGAAGTATCAGATTCCGTTCCATGAAATGAGTGTTATCGGAAACTTTAACATTATTGAACACTGGAACATTTTCAACAACACTGCCTACGAAAACATTCAGGAACTTATCGACAAGAGTTATATATGGCATTTCTGTGGCGATAAGAAACATATGTACAATACAGTCAGTGTTGTCAGGATGGCATTCTATCTGTCTGAATCCCGTCTTTCTGCATTCCTCAAAACAGGGAATGTAATGGAATGGAAACCAGAAGATGATGCACCTCTTACGAATACATCAGATTTGAATGGTATCTGATAATTTATGACCCGCCGTGGGATGCTGTCTGTGATGGCGCAAAAATCCCACGGCTTATTTTTGCGTATAATTGCTAATAAACCTACACAACTTGCTATAAATCGTGTAAGATAATGAGCGTTTTGGCATGGTTTTGTAAGTGTTTGATTACCAATACGTTATAACTTTGTAGTGCGTATATGGTAAATATATAGGGAAACAGGTAACAATAACTTTGATATTATCATTGTTATAGTTTGGTGTTACTCTATTCTATTTGATTTATTTTTTCTATTTTTAATTCTCTTGTGTACGTGTGTATGTGCGCGTATCTATATTATACTTGGGTTCGTAGTATTGGCAATCATCCTCATGGGTTTGGTCATAAAGACAATACCAATACATTTCATCGCATTCGTAACCGTCTTTATCAATGTAATGACGGCGACAGTCAACACGATTCTTACATTTGAAGCAGGTTTCCAGTTTCATAAGGGCTTGACCTCGGACGGATTTGGTTTAGACGGCTTAACTAATTTTAACGCGATTTAAGACAAGGTAAACGACCGACCCGATAAAGATATAGGGTAACACTAAAACCGCGCTTAAAACGCCCTAAAACCGCCTTAAAAACGATTTACAAGTAGCATCGTAAAGTCGATACTATTTCAATTTGATTTTCGACTGGTTAAAGGCTATGAAGGAATCAATATCACATCCTCCAATCACAGCCTTTATGACTTCCTTCTCAAAATCAGAAAGCACGTCATAATTAACAGAACCGTCATTGTAAAATTTATACCTCGCTCTTAATGCAAACAGTTTGAGTATCTGTTTTTTATGCATTTGGTTTTCAGATACATTTAGATTGGAGTTTACATACATCAATGCAAGGATATAGTCAAGTACCGATGCATTTCCGTACTTTATCCTCTCAAACGTTATGAGAAATTGGTCGTGTGTCATTGATAAGCATCCCTCTTACCTTCTGCAAGTTCAGCTATGAAAGTCTGCCTACTGGTCTCGAAGGTAATGTTATGTTTTCTGAGTGGTGCAAGACATGACGTATCGCAGTCTTGATAAATAAATGTAAATGGGTGGTGCTGGATTGTATTTATGAAGCGTACAGGTAACGACATTCTCATAGGGCAGTAATCCCAATATGACCTTAGAGAACGACAGGTTGCCTCATATAGTTGGTCTGATTTGCCCATACTTTCTCTTGTAATCAGCCCACGCAAATCATTTATGTCGTGCATCGTATTTGCCATATAAAATAGCAGGTCGTTTAGGTCCATCATCCTAAAGTTGAAAATGAAAATAGGCGGACAGTCCTCAATATCACATGTAAAAATGTCTATTGCGTTAAATTCATTAAGGTCAAAACTTGTTCTGCCATAATGCTTGAAGGTAACATAAACCTTATCCGCCTCAACAGCATTACCTTGGTTTTGACATGCCCTTGCGAAACATGGTCCGGCTTTTATGGAGATTGACCTGAATGGGCCACGAAGCAACGATGCAATCTCAGTGTTATCGTTGATTATCATTGTTATCTCCTTATTCGTTAGTGCATGTGAAGTTAATTAGTGTACTTGCGTCATCCCTGTTGTACTCTTCGTTGGCGACCATATTCTGATAGATACGGCTCCATTCAGAATACGAGTAAGGCATGTCGGTAGTTGTAGCCATAGTTTTCTCAACTTTATAGGTACATGACCTTACCACAGTAGTCCGACCATTAGTACGGTAATCTGAATCGCATAAGAACTGATATTGATACAAATGGTCAAATACCATCTTCAAAGACCTGCGAACAGCCCTATAGTATGGGTTATCACGTTGAAGCATGCTATACGTTTTCAGCATATAACAGCGCAATTTGAACAGGTTATCCTTTTCATAGTACGTATCGGGATTGCCTTGGTCATTCAATAGTTCTCTGAATTGGACCTCTCTTGTGTATTTTACGAACTCACGAAGAACGTCATGGACATAAGGCAGGTTCTCATAGCCCTGATAAATGAAAGGGATAGCCGGAGCCTTATTCTTATCAATCACGACGATGAAGGGATATAGATGTTCAATACCGTACCACCGCATATTCCATCTCATGCGTGACAGTCTTTTGAATCTTATCCCGAAATCAGGCATTTTTATCGTTGCCTGAACACGACCGAACTTAAACTTATCTTCAAGTTCAGGTATTAATGTGTTATCAGTCATTGTAAACTCCTTAGTATGTTAGACGTGGACCGAGGTTTGCTGTGATTGGCGCGGCATTGATTACGAGTGACGGTGATGCATCTTCAAGGTATCTGATGTTTAAGTCCTCGAAGTTACCATCGTCAACACGTACAGACATTAAAGAACGATATGACATTGGCTCTCCGTTCAGTGTGTAAAAAGCATTGTCACGAGAGCCAATCCACATTTTATACAGTTTGTCATAAGTGTCCTTGTTGAATACCTCCATCATATTTATCTCTGACCGAAGAAGCCAACAGCATATCTGAAACGACACATCTGAAGCCATTGGTTGATAGTCGTTTAGATAATCTTCAACGATACCGTCATAATAAGCCTCTCCGCCGTATCTCAGAATGTCAACGAACATACTTTGAAGGCGAAGATTCCAGTTAGCCCATCTGTCAGCAAGTGAAATGAAAGGTACAGGCTCTTTGATGCCGGAATGCAACTTACACGCATAGACGTTGTAATTTGATAACGACATTCTACCATGATACGTAACCGCCACGTCCATATCTTCAAGACGAATGAATCTGAGTGGCGGCGTGTCTAACATGTCTTTTATCATATCAGATTCCATGTTACCAACCCTCTAATTTGATTGTTTGGTTGAATGTGAAGAAGGTACAACTTAACGGTGAACGAAAATATGCAGTCCTATTTTCTACAAGTGCATTTTCATACCACCTAATCTTGTCGATGAAGTGATTCCTGTCAACAAATGAAGCCATACGGTGTCGATAACAAAGATATGCAAAGAAACTATCCCTACTCAACCTATGAGAAAGCCGACGGTCGCTTGCAACATCTCTATTCAGTCCGTTATTTTCGGCATAGAATTTTAGATATTGCAGGATATACCATACACTAAGTTCCTGTCTTGGAAACGATGACTCTAATGCACAGTCGCAAATCTCATTCGTATCGAGGTTCATAATAGAGAAGAAGTAAATGTAAGTGTTATCATAGAAATCATCACCGTAAAATTTGATTCCGATATTCATTTTTGGAATATAAATTTCGACGTGTGCATACTCATGAAACATCATCTTCTCTCTGAGTTTGACAGTAACCCAATCATTCTTGAAAGGTTTACTTGCCATGAGGGTCCTTTCCGTATTTGAGTTTCATAAGGTTGATGTTGTAGAGTTTCAGCCCATCCAACACAGAGTAGAATGAGCAACCACGAAAGGTTTTATGGTAGAACGGACAGCCATTACACTTGCGGAAGCCCTTTTTATTATGACGGCGACCACAAATGCCTTCAAAGGTTGTCAGAACATTCACGAGGTCTACTTTATCTTTACCTGTCATTGGATGCTCTCCTCTTGGTTCGAGCTTTATATGCTTCGTAAGAGAGGGTATCATTCCCATCAAAAAATGAAACAGGACCCGAACCGAGCATAAATTTCTTATGTGACTGTACGCTCTTCAAGATGCCGAGCAACAGATTTTCGAGTGCTTCTTTTGCATCTTCTCGTGTATCAAACAGCCACCATTCCGGTACGCATCTGACTGAATACATACCATTTGAAGCTACGCAACGAGTACCATAATCGTCAATAGGTACGACAATTACATTACCCAATTCCTCATCCAATACCTCAACATGAAGGATTGAGTACCCCTGAAGATTAGGATGTGCGTGTAACATGAATTTACATTTATTCATCGAAATAGTCCATTTTATGTTCTTCTTCGGCGTCATTGATTGCTTCACGCAGGTCATTGAGTTGCTCACAGTCGCTACCATAACCTGCACCGTAAATGGCGATACCGATAATCAGTTTTGCCATTTCTATCAAAAGTGTATCACGGGTTGTTTGTTTCATTGTTATCACCACCTCCAAGCTCATTCATAAGAAACTCACTGATTGCTCTCCCAATGTCATCCATTTGAGTATCATCAGGAGGATTCACAATGACTGGTTCGACTTGCTTGTGTTTGTATGAGGCGTGTTTGTTCTGCCCATTCAAATCATCGACTGCCCTGCGAATAAGAATGCTCTTATCCACAAGGTCATCCAATTGTGCTAAGAAACAACCGCTATGCAGATTGAACGGACACTGACTGCACATGAGAGTATGACAAGAAACACTGCCTGTCATAAAAATCATGTTAATGTTCTTAGCCACACTTTCAAGATAGGCTACCGATGGGTCTTTTGACATTTTATTACCTTTCTTTTGCGTGTTTGCATTCGCTTCTTAGGGCGATTAATGCGTTATCAAGTTTAGGGGCGAGACTAATGGCTGCAAGCATTCTTACGAGAAAGCAACCATCTGAATGAGGAAAGTTTAACGGACACTGAGAACATATCCTGTTGGTACACATGCTTTCTGTCATAATTTGCAGTGTATAAACAGTCTTGATAATGTTATCCCTGAGCGTTGTACATTCGTCTGTTGTTAGTGACATAAGGGGCATGGCACACCTCATAAGAAGTTATCAGGGTTAATGTACTCATCCCTTGAGTAGATGTAATCGTCAAGGTGCATACGGAAAGAGTATTCGTGTCCATGTGTGAATATAACACGACGGATGCCACGACCACTCCCAATCAATGACGCCTTAGCCAACAAATGTCCATCAAACTCAGAGGGCGGTTCGTAGATGCTGTACTGATGCCCATAAATACAACGGACACATGTATTGCCTACAACATCCACTAACATTCTGAACTTTTCCCGAAGAAGCCTGTATGACTGACACCTTGCGAACATATTACGACAGACACACTCGAACATCATGTCTTTATCGTCTTGAGATTCGTACTGTGTCATAGAGAAATCATCTTCAGGGTCTCCATATGTGAGAATCTTGCATAGGGGCCAGATGATATGGGCGAGGTTCAGTGGGATATTGTTGACATACATAATAGGAACCACCATATCGAATGGTACGGTTCTCTTGCCGACTTTCTCATAGATAACCACAACCGCGTATCTTACATTGGTGGACGGGCTTTGAACTGAACCACGATAAGCCAATGTAAGGTCGATTTGCGGAAAACAGAATGCAGAGAAAGGTATATGCCTCGACATACGCGACAAAAGCGTATCTGCAAACTTATCATCAAAATCTGGAAGCATAAGAAATCTCCATGAGGGGTGAGTTTATGTACCCACCCCTCTTACGTTATGTTATTTCTTGGCTGCGGTACTTTCGACATTCAGTTTGAAGTTCTTCTTGAACTCATTCCAAATTGCCTGTTTCGTATCGGGACCATACTCGTCCCAATGATTCGGATAACGGTCCTCGACATAGTGCTTGAAGAGAATCCCTGCATCAGATTCGTAATACGCATCGAGTTCACGTTCAGTAATGTTCTTGGCAAACATCTGACCGCTTTCCTCCATGTCGTAATACGCACCATAGTATGCGTTGTAGATTTCCTCTTTTTGGTCAGCCGAGTAAGATTCCCATTCAGGCTCGTTGGCAATCACGTAAGCCATGAAATCTTCGTCACCCTCGGTGTATTCATCGATGAACTTTTCTTCATCGACACCGTAGTGAGTGCGATTCTTATACAATGCGTCAGACCAATCTCTCCGATAGTCTTCATAAGAATCGTAGCCGTACTCTTTCCACCATTCATTTGTGGACACGAGTCCTTTTCCCCAATAACCGCCACTGTAAATGGAGTATGAGTAGGTCTTGTTTGAATAGTAGACGCCCTTATCCTTAATCCAGTCACCCATAAGGTAGACTTTGACGCCGTTCATCAGGGCAATCTTGTTTGTTCCGAGGAAGCCATCAAAAGCGTCCTTAAACTTTTCGGATGTAAGACCAGATTCAGCAATCCTCAATGCCATTTCAGCGGTATCGGAGATGTTATTCTTGCGCGGCTCGATAGGCAAAACCCCATTGTGAATCAGGCAACGAGGGCATACCGTGTAAGTCTTGCCTAACTGCTTCACATTCGTCGTGATAGGGAACGGATGGGTGTTCTCTTTATTGATACCACCATGCGTGTGAATCCTGAAATGAATCAACACGTCATATCCGTTCAGTTTCTTGAGTTGGGAATCATAGACCTTTTCAAAGTCCTTCCAGTCCATGATACCTTTGTGGATGTGGCACTGACCATCCTTTCGGACAGCATAACCGGCTCCGTCAGGATTCGATTCCCAACAATTCTCGAAAATGCTCAATTCAGGCATTTTCACGCCTTCGGGCTTGTAAATTGCGATGCACATAACTTATACACCTTTCCTTTCGATAAGAGCGTTAGCCTTATCATAGTTGTGTTCTTTGATGAACGTCTTGAACGAAGCAAATGCAGTTCTCGGCGTTTCAATGATGAGTTGGTCGAGGCACTCCGTATGAATGTGATGAACCCAACGAACAAGAGCGTCAATGAGTTCCAAATCTTCATACAGAGTATTGATGTTCGTTGTGCTTGCGAACATTCTGAACTCGATTGTGTACTGGCTCGAATGATAGTTGACGGCACTGTATCTGTCCATGTCGTCAATGTTGTTCGAGAAACTGCTGAATGAGCCGTAACTGTAATACTCGGCATAATCATTTCCTTCACGCCGAGCAAGTTGTTCAAAGCGTTCACTGTTCTCATTCACAAACCAACCGACCATGTACCATTCGAGGCTGTCCATGAACTGTTTGGAGGCGTGGATATGAAGTCCGCACTTGTAATGAGCATGAAGACCCCAATCACGAAGAAGGGCGAGAATATTGTTCCATTTCTTGAAGTCAGTACGATACTCTTCAAGCGTATGCGGAGTGCTGATGAGTTCAAACCCATAGTCGGGAATCGAACCGTCATGCTCAAGATAGAACATATCCTTGCTGCTGTCGTAGTTTTCGTCATCCTCGTCAGTGGCATTACGAAGAGGCTTCAATGCTTCGACACAGGAAAGCATATCATCTTCGCCAGTGTCGCCAGTTTCCAACTCAAAGCCGAACCGAAGTTTACCATCATCGGGAACTTGGTATTCGTGGGAATGATAACCACCGATTCCACCACGATGCCGTCTGATTTCATTGATGCACGAGTGACAGCACATCTGACCACGGTAGCGAGTGAGGTTATCCATAGTGAAATCGTTGCCGCAGTGTTCGCATTGTGCGCCGACGCTCTCGTAGCACTGGTCGCATACGTGCCTATCACCACGATTCATAGAATGGCGGTTGGTTGCCCTGTACCACTCGTGACATTCATCGCACTGGAAGTAGAGGATTGAATGGCACTGTTCGCAGAAAGCACCATCGTCATTGACGTAAGATGCTTGCCGTCCACAAATGATGCAGACGTCGGGGTTTTCATTTTCTTCCGGCATAAGACTTGCCCTTTCTCTGTTTGGTTTTGAAGATGGACTTCATTTTGTTGTTGAACTCGATGCGCTTGAGGGCATTACGCTCTCGCACATACTCGGCTTTTGTCATTACGGACACACTTCGCCCATAATTGACAACGACAAGTTCGGGACGTTCCATTACACATACTCCTGTGGGTAGTGTTGTTTGTGGTATGCTCTCCAATCCCCATTCGGAATAAGGATGAAAGAGCGTTGAATCTGTTCTCGCTTGAAGAAATAGACGAATCCATGAACATTGGCTCCGTCAAACGTCTTAGCAGTTATGAGCTTTCGCCCATACAGCTTCGGATAGCCCTCAAGCCTGTCAATGTCGGGAAGGGATGTTGGAGGCAGAATCATAAGTTCCGCCTTAATCTGCGTATGTCCCTCAAGAACCAATGCAGGGAAGTTATACCTTGTATCGAACAATGTGCCGAAGAAGGTAACAGGAACGATACCCATGCAATTACGGCAAAGGTAATGATTCCTCTGCCCCGACATAAGGGTTCCATACGTGATAATCTGTACTGAATCAGGCATAACGACACCTCTTCATGGCTTCTTCGAGCTGTTCATTGACGCGACGATAGAGATAATTTGCATTTTTATCCCCATTCGTCTCTTCCATGCGCTTCTTATTCCAGTTGAACCAGTCATAAACTGCGCGGCGAGGCATTTCAACCATATGCAGATTACCGAGAGGCATTGTGTCCTTTGCCCACTCATACAATCCCTGAACAATGGCAAGATGTCCGAAGAAATCATCCGCACAATCCACAGGGCAGAAAATGCGAAACTCACAGGTAACATGAGTTGACGTGCAGAAAGACAATGCCGCATAGTGCGTATCGTCCTGTCTTTCCCAGAAACCCTCACGGTAATCATCGTCAGGGTCTCCATATTCAACCCAATCATTTTCTTCACGACCAGCCAGTTCCTCGAACAATGACTGATTCTTAGAAATGAACCACTGCAACGCTCTCCACGTCAATGCCGGAAGAGCCGCCTTAGTGATATGCACATGGAAACCACAGGAATAGTGCGGCTTCATATCGTGGTTGCTGAACGTATCATACAAGTTCTCAACCATGTTTTTGTGAGCAAGCCACCAGTCCCATGTGTAAGGATTGGAAATGGTCTCGAACCCATAGTCACGGATAGAACCATCTTCTTCCATGACAAAGAAACGACCGAAGTCATTTTCAATCTCACCCGAACAACGGCGCATATCCTCGGAACAGGCATCGCCCATTTCGAGTTCCACACCGAGGTAAGGCATATCACCTTTTTTGAGTCTGGGGCAGTCATAATCGTGGGAATGATAACCACCAATGTCACCTGCCCTGTGTTGCTCGGACTGATGCTCTTCGTAGCAATCATAGCAGAAGTCCTCTTCACAGTCCTCGCAGTAATAAATGTCGTCACTATGGACAACTTCACCGCAACGAGCGCAGGTGTAGTAATGGTCATCGTAGCACTCACGACACACGCAATCATAGCTGCCAATCTGCATCATTTCAGCAGAGGCAACGACATTACCGCAATCAGGACAAACGCAGAAATCGTCATCTTTGTTGTCCTCATAGCAGGTGTCACAGAGATGGTAGGTTTTCCCATCAATTTCGACAATGTGGATTTCATCATCGTCGCAGTTGTCCAAAGAGCAACCGCAGTCATAATAGTCGCAACGCATAATCGTTACTCCATTATTTAGTTTGTTTTGGTTTGAAATGAACTTATCGACAAAGGTTTATGCCGATAACGGTTTAGTTCCATATCCTCCTAAATATGGAAACGTTGGTTGATACTCTAACTTAAATCATAAAGCACCGAATGAACCGATGCCTTATGATTTAGATTAGAATGTAGGCGGCAGTAATGAAACCACCGCCCATATCCAAGAACCGAATGTCAGAACTTATCATTGTCAACATAATGAAAGTTCAAATTGATGTCGCCCTGATTATGCAACCACTCATATGCAGGGTGGAAATCATACAGACTGGTCACATAAACGCGATTGTGAGCCACCTGAAACACATAGTTGCACAAAGGAGCCTCAACATATGCATCAGCCCACTGGTCATTGAATAAATCACGACCAACGACCTCTTCCATTACCAACGTGCCAGCCCATTTCAGATACAGGAAATTGTCATGCATTAATGTAACTGCCGCCGTGTCCCTGATGTAGTCCACAAGTTCTTTCAGCGTCATTGTGAAACCTGCGCGAATGACGATAAACTCGCGTTCGCCATACTTATCCGTAAGATTGAACTTATGGATGCCGAACTCTTGACCCTCTCCGTATGTGGCTGAGGTGGAATGTACGTAAGACATTTTAATATCCACAATGTCGAACGTACCATCTTCGTTGATTTCGATTTCGTGTTGCATAGTTTTCTCCTTATGCGGTTAAATCCATGTTTCAAAGAGGTCATCGAAATTGAACATAATAGGAACCGTCAGCAAGTCATTCTTCTTGCCGTAGTCCATAATGCGCTTCAGTTCGCTGTCCTCAACATTGAATTTATTGTACGAAATGTGCTTGGCGACTGTGTATGCCCTTGACGTGAACCAGACATCCTTATGGTTAGTCGGTATCACCATTCTCTCCAACAGTTCCTTACAGAAAATGTCGTTGGGGATAGTGCTGAATGTGCCTTTCTTTGCATGTTCGAGGAAATACCACAAATGTTCACGGTATGGATTTGCGAACAATGTCACCACAGTTATCGGTCTTTCCCATATTTGGAACCGATGAACGTATCTTCTTTCCACATAGTCTTTTATCTTGACCGGGAATGAAGACGTTCCGTGATAGACCCCATAACCATTTGAGGTCAGTTGGAAGTCGTGTTGCATTAGATGTCTCCTTAATGATTACGAAAGCGAACCAGCCCATACATACTGGCATGGGTGATTTTTCATATCTTTGAGGACGATGGGCTGAACCCATTTGGAGTTGCCTTTATCCCATATTGTACGATAAGCGTTTACCATGATGAAACAGATAAGACGCCATTCTTCAGAAGTCATCCATCCATAAGCCCTCTCATCCCAATCCAAATGAAACAGATGATAGGCAACGTACAAGCACATAAGAACCTCGACTTCATGACCTATGCAACCAGTCATATCGTAGTGTTTCTCATACGCAAGCCGGAAGAAGTAGTATAAGTCATTCGCAGTGGGTTTCTTTCCTTTCGGATGCGGAACTACGATTGATGTTTTGTAGACACCACGATAGACCACGGCATAACTGGTGAATGTTATTGCCTTTTTGTACTTTTTCGGATAATTGCTCAACTTTGCATTACAGTCAAGCACATCCTCCAATTCTATGAAGTTTGTGTTTCTCATTGAATACCGCCTTTCGTTTTCTTAATGCGGTCAATCGTATCGGCAATCCTGTCAGAAATGCCGAAGTCGTGAACATCTTCTTCAATCAGCATAACGAGGAAGATGCAGGTGAAGAGAATTGGGATAGCGAAAATGACCAATTCCACAAATTGTTCAATGCTCATTTTGTTTCCTTTCTTGTTTGGTTAGATGTTGAAGAAACGCTCCATCGGGTCGAAGCCATAGTAATCTTCGACATACGAATCAGCAATTTCAGGTTCTTTCTGAATGTTCTTAACGAACTCAACAGCCTCATCTATGGTGTTAAAGTAGTGTTGCCGTAATTCAATGTCATGGTCGTTGCAGGTGATATAAATGGAGTAAGAGAGTTCAGGGTCAAGTTCATAAATCTCAAACTCTGCACCATTTTTAGTGATTGTCTTGACGAGTTTCATAATAACTCCAAAAGTAAAGCCCTGCCGCATTTCTTTGGCAGGGCTTGTGTGGTTGTTTGAATGACTTACTCGTTACGCCATTCATCGAACTTGAAGTCGGGGTTCGCATCGCGTACAAGGTGCGACTCGTCCCACGCATTCTGAAGCCGATTGCGGAGGTCATTCATGTTGATGGATTCGAGAAACTCCATCACATCGCAAACGGTCTGTTCTGCGTTTCTCATGGTTTCTTTGACGGTTTTGTTGCCCATTTTAGTACCTTTCCTGTTTGGTGTTTATGGACTGATTAGAATGCACCGGATTGTGCATTCTTGACAATCTACAAACCCCCGTAGGGAATGGCGTATAGGGCTTATCTGCCGCAGCATGCTTATCTATACGCCATTGTTGTTGCAATATTTAGGACTCAATATTGCCATTCGTTAATCTATAGGGCGGAAGTATCATTGAATAATTATTACGTTTTGATTTTAAGTTTATTGAATAATTTATCTTTGATACATTTTAATTTTTGTCGCTATTGTCAATCATAGCGGAGAATTAGGACTTATTCATCGGGGTTTGTGCCGAAAGTAATGGGCTGCCTTTCTCAATGCCGCTGATATTGTTGTATATCACCCATTCTCTCCTACTTTGCATCGCTTATTAGTGTAGTTTCTATGCCCGTGTTCGCGTGTAAGTATTCTTGCATTTAACTATATTTCTCACTGACCGTATGCCAAAAGGTCTGCGATAGCATTTTGGACTTATGCCTTATCGCAGAGATAGGACAGAGTACATTCCATCACTATTCTGCTTTATGGGCTGACGGCTAACCCCCTACCGAAATGCAAGACCGTAGTCCTATTGCATACCGTAGTATACTGCATTCGGAAATCGGGTATTACATAGGAATCCCCGTCAACCGAATGTCAAAGAACACCACCTGGGCGGCGAATGAACGCCCCGTCCCACAGGATACTATAATATAGCACTTCATTAGCCAAAGTCAAGCCCTCATTTTGACAATTTTCCGAATGTTTTTGAAATTTTTTATCGAAAGTTATCATTGTTACTTAACGTAAATGCTTAACGTATCTTTAACGTTACCTGTCTTCATAAATAAGGTATAGCACGTCATAATCAAAAGTCAAGCCCTCATTTTGACAATTTTCCGAATGTTTTACCCTATACGGAATCTTATCTACATTTGCGGTAAAACTCAAGCATTATCCGTATCGGCAGTGCATTAGTTATCCGCATTTGTATGAAGATTGTGTATATGTAAAGTTATCCTGATTATACCCTATCGGGACTATTTTAGCCATTTTATCCGATTTTATACCCTATCGGGACTATTTTATCTATGGTCTAACATTAATCATATGGTTGTTAATGACGGTTTATCGAATGTAATAAAAAGTTAGTCCAGCCTAAGTCATTCAAAGCGCCACTATTAGAGTTTACATTTGTTTTTTACTCGTTTTTAATGATAGGTGTGTTGGTGTAATAGTGATGCGGTGTACTATAACAGTAATACACCTATGGTATAAATTTAATTAATACTGAGTGTCATTTTGGTGGCAGTTTGTATTTATGGTGGCACTGTGTCATTATAAAAACAGGGTGTAAGTGTTCTCCGCCCGACACCAGCATTTCATAACTTAGGCTGGACTAACTTATGTAAATAACTGACACTCAAATATTTACAACTTACATAACAATAAATACACATAAATGACTTAGGCTCAACTAACTTTTGAAGTATGTTATGTTTGAATATACCGACAAAGGCATAATCATAAAATGAAATGCAACGACGAATGAAATGCCAGCCCTCATTTATAACAATATTATATAGTGTGCTAAACTGTTGCCTATGCCGATGGTTATAACGATGAACATTCTCAATTCCATTCAATGAAATGTCACCATTATTATCTCATCCACATAACGACAACGACAACGATGAAGATGAACATTGAAAACGATAGCGAATGAAATGCCAATGCCGACGTTTACATTCCATAACGACAAAGACAACGATGAAGATGCCGACAGATAAAGCCATACCGACGATTATGCCGATGACTATATACATTCACATTCGTTCGTATGACCTAATAGTTCGTTCATAAAAATATCTTTAATAGAAAAATAATAATTTGCAAAAAGGCGGCAAAAAATAAAAAGGCCGCCGCGAGAGCGGCGGCCTTGTCGGCCTTGTTAGAGCTGGCCTTTTGTCAATCTCGGCAAGATTGTATTTTCAAAGATAAAGCTCGCAATCTCGGCGGCTAAATTGTCGGCCTCGGCTTCGGCCTCAGTTTTTGCCGCTTCGGCCTCGGCTTCGGCTATCGCCTCGGCTTCGGCCTTTGACAAAAGATAGATAGTTAAATCTAACTCTTGTTTCAACTCTTCGAGCTTATCTTCGAGCTTGTCTTTGTGACGTCTAAGAGTAGAGATTCTTTGTGATAACTTGTCGTTTTTCACTTTTGTTTTTCCTTTGTTTTAAGTTGTTTGTTTTTGTGCTATTGTGCTTTATTGTGCCGCTTGTCGGTTAGGTTTTTTGTTTGTTGTTGTTTGTTGTTGGAGTTGTTTACTTTGCGGCGGCCTTTTCGGCCTTGTCGGCGGCTTCGGCGGCCTTTTCAATAGCCGCTTTTAAGCTGTTGTTGTATTTTTCTATTGTTGCGGCTTCGGAGAGCGGCACAATAACAACAGCAAAGCCGAGGAGGCGGAGAATAAGAATAAACCTTTTCCAGTAGCCGTACTGACCGCAACTTGTTGCACCTGAGTCGATAAGCTGTTTTTGTGTATAGTCAACAGCGAGGGCCGAAGAGAGAGCAACTGCGGCTTGCCGCAAGTCGTTTTTTGTGACTTGTTTGTCTTTTGCGGCCTTTTCGGCCTTGTCGGCTTCGGCCTTTGTGCCTTCAGAAGCTTTCTTTGCGGCTTCGGCCTTTGCCTTTGCTTCGGCGGCGGCTTTGTCGGCCTTTGCGGCTTCGGCCTTTGCGGCCTTTGCGGCTTCGGCGGCTTTGCTTGCCTTGTCAATCTTACCGCTTGAGAGCAACTCAAGAGCGGCGGCGGCCTTGTCGGCGGCTTCGGCCTTTGCGGCTTCGGCCTTGACTTCGGCGGCCTTTGCTACTAACTCAAGAGCGGCGGCGGCCTTGTCGGCTTCGGCGGCCTTTGCTTTGAGCTTTTCGAGAGCGGAGAGCGGAGAGAGAGAACGAACGAACGAAAAGATTGTTTCAAACGTAATCACTTTTTGACTGCACTTTCTAACAAGCGGCACAATAAAGCACAATAGCGAGAGAGTTGTATATTTTTCAAAGAGCAACAGCCGAAAAACAAGCGGCTTCACAAAAGAAAAGATTTTTAGAGTTATTTTATACAGTTTTTATTGAATAAATTATAACGTTTACACAATACACTATAAATAAGCACGTTACAGAATACAGCAATAAACTAATAGTTCGGCATTCCTAATTACTTTGCCGCAAAGAAAAAGTCTTAACCTATTGATAATCAAAGAGTTGCACCAAATTAGATTTAGTAAGGCGGCTGGGACCCTATAGAGTACCTCACACATACAATCCACATTTTCAAAACCCATCAATAAAATCACTTACTGCAATTCCCTATAAATAAGTAAATTACAGTATAGGATTATTTGCACCAGTTTATAAATCAAGGATATATGTATTAAACTGTCAAAGAACAAAACAAATTGACTTATGACAAAACGCTACTGAGAACTTTGCAATAATGAGCGTAAAGTTTGCATTATCGTCTACACTTATTGATATTTATAGACACTTTGGCGCATAACTGGTACGAAAAATGTGCCAAATAACTGCAAAACTGGTTGGAAAAATGTGCCAAAGTGCCATTTAAGGGTAATATTTGCACTTTGGATTGCACTTTGGAATACTTGCTTCAAATACATCAAATATGACGCAATTCTTTATAAAATACGCTCGAAAATGCTATATTTGATTGATTGTACGTTTGAAATTTAGTTGACATGTTGACCTAATTTCTAACAAAACAGCTATAATGATATAAAATTATGCACACAGAGGTAATGACAACCATATGATTAATGTCTGTTTTTGGATTAATGTCTGTATAATAAAAAGACACGTACAGAAGCGGCAACTAATGTACGTGTCAAAGCAGAGGAGCCAAGATATGCGATTAAGAATGTTTTTGTTTCAGTTCATAAAGAAGAATGGTATATGCGATAATTTCTTCAATGTACTTATATAGCCAGCGTTTATCGTCATCATCAAGTTCAAATGGAATACGATTTATGAGTAATTTCTTTTTGAGTAGGTGGTTTTCATGTTTAAGTCGTGTGTTTTCTTGAATGTAGTATTGTTCATTCATAGCTAATCTCAATGTTATGGCGTGTAAGATTATGGTAGCAGTTTCTCATAAGGGTAATGACAGAGCTAACATCGGATTCACGGCAAATACAGGAATCGTGGACAGGAATGATTGGGATATTAATTGATTTGGCAAGTTCAAGGATAGAAAGCATCAGTTCGGAATCGGCGTTTTGAAGTCTGAGACCAAAGTTATCGTCAGCAAAGAAATGTTCACGGATAGCAGAATGACGTTCAAGCATTTTGGATATAGCAAGTTCAACATCAAGGTAGTTGTATTTGTTTTTGACGTAAGGATTTTCAAGGATGGCGTTAATGGCTTGATTTCGTGTTGTGCAGTTAAGAGAGATAAGGATGACCTTCTTGGCAAACTTACGGTCCGGTACGAAGTCATAAGCATCGCCAACAAGTTCTTTTCCGTTAAGGTTATAGGCAAGATTGATATGGAGGCAGTGGAAATCCGGTTCGACTGTTGCTTCTCCGTTGATTTCTATGGTCTTGCGTTCAGATTTTTTGAGGGTCTGATATGTAAAACCGTTGCCATCAGTACAGGTAGCATACAATCTTCCACCATGTTCCCAATCCTCAGTATAGACAGATTGAAGGTTGATGCGGAGGCGTTTCTTTTCGTTGTTCTTAATGCAGGTAACAAGGACAGAATCAGAGTAATAAGCGTTCAGGGATTCAATAGAGTGTTTTTTCGCTAAGATGTTGGTAGGTAAAGAGTTAAAATCAAGTTTAATGTCGTGTTTGTTCTTTTTAAGGCGTATGGTATTGGTGTGTTTGGTGTTGAAAATGTGTTTATGAGCTTTGTTCTTGGTATTGAAAATGAAAGTTAAGGCTTCAGTGGCAAAATATCTGGAACGGTAATTGTTTACATTGGAAATCAAGTCTTTATGCCCCTTGATTTCTTTAAGATAGCCACGATTGACAAGGAAATCAAGGACTGCATTGAGCTTGCGGACCGAGATTTTCTGTTCCTTTAAGGTGGTTGTCTTGTTGTATGCCGCCCAAACGTGACAATCTCTGGACACGTAGAAGCCAGTCCCGCACATTGACGTATAAAGAGCGTTGCACAGAACCATTGTAAGGTACTTCTTGGCGTCAACAGTATTAATTTCCTTGGCAAACCCATCAATAAGTGGTTCGACTTCCGGGAAATTGAGTTCTGCGATAACGTCAATCGGTTTGGCTTGTCTGATTTGAGTTGTTTTCGTGTCCATAGGTTGCCTTTTTGTGTTTTACGAGATATAATATAGCACCGTTTCCGAAAAAGTCAAGCGAAAAAGCAACATTTCTACAAACTTTTTTCGATTTTCTTTTTCTTGATTTGGTGTAGTATCTAATATAGCACAGAATCTCCAAAAGTCAAATCTAAATCAAAGAAATAAATTAGAATATTTGATATATAATTGTCGAATCCTACATATACTATTTACCATATACGCACTACAAGTCACAACCTCTTCATTCTCAGCTACTTACAAAAACACCCTCAATTTCTGCTTATTTTACCTATTTACATTGATTTATGAGCAGGTTTTAGACGCATAGATATTACCGTTCGGGCATATTTTCGGTTTTCATTCGGTAAAATTTCAAAAATGTTACCGTTCGGGAATAAAAAATAAAAATCGAAAAAAGTTATAAATATGTTACTTTTTTGCTTGACTATTTGGTTATTGGTGTTATAATATGTGTTGACTTACTATAGGAGGACTATGCAAAACATACCAATCGAGTTGAACAGACACTATCGGCATGATGAGATTTCCATACAGTGCGGCGAATCTGCATACACTTTGGCATTAGAAAACCAAGATGATATTCGCAGACGGTTTGTTCGTAATGAAAACGTCCACTGGTATGTAACTGCAAAGCGTCGTGGGAAAACTACATTGAGTTATATCGTTGTTCATAAGAAAGACATAACAACTTCTCAGAATGCAGCGAAGCGTACTATCTTTATGAGTTATGAAGAAGCACGTGAAATTGCTAACGAACTTATGCACTCTGAAATGTTTTATGCGGTAAATATTGTCGAATGCTATGACAGGGTGGGTGTATGCCTCTAAAACTGACAGAAAAACAAAAATATGGCATGAAATTGCTGAATGACCCTAAATACACGAGAATTGCGTTTACTGGTGGTTCTCGTGCTGGTAAGTCTGTTGCATTTATGGAATTTCTGATGCAGAGAGCATTTCAATTCCCCGGTTCCAGACAACTCATATGCCGCAGAGCCTTGGTTGATGCAAGACGAGCTATTTGGGAAGACACCTTGAAGAAATACTTGACGGACCAGATACCGGAATCAGAATATACGTTAATGAAATCTGAAATGAGAGTGGTATTCAAGAATGGGTCCACGATTGAGTTGGGTGGTTTGGATGGCGAGGACCAGTTGCAGAAAATACTTGGTACTGAGTATCTTACAATATGGCTGAATGAAGCTACTGAAATGAGGTTTGAGGCTGTTACGATTCTGATTACTCGTCTGGCTCAATCCGTAAAGGACACCACAGGCACGTTTACAGGGATAAATAAGCTGATTGCTGACGCTAACCCCTCTTCCCCTCGTAATTGGGTCAAAAAGTGGTTTATTGACAACGTAGACCCCACCACAAGACCGCCAAAGAAGCTGAAAGACGCAGATAAGTTCGTTCACCTGCACTTTACCCCCTACGATAACGCTGAAAACCTACCTCCGGGATATATCGAACAGCTTGACGCACTTCCTTACGAGATGCGTGAAAGAATGCTCAAAGGTAACTGGATTGGTGGTGAAGGTCAGATATTCAAAGAGTTCAATGCGGAGAAACACTTGATTGCTCCGTTTGAAATACCGAAAACATGGGAAAAGGTGAGAGCCATTGACTTTGGTTATAATCACCCTTGCGCCATTTTATATACGGCTTACGATTATTCAACAGATACTATATATGTATATGATGAATATAAGGAATCCGGTAAGACGATTGATGAGATTGCAAATTACATGAACAGCGTGGAGCAGAAGAGGCACGAGTTCTATGATTGCACGTGGTCAGACCATGACAAATCAGACCGCGCTTTCTTGGCAAAACATGATATTGTCACAAGGGCGGCGAAAAAGTCTGTTCTGGACGGTATCAATGCAGTACGTCAGCGTCTTTCTGAGATAAGCCCCAAGACACACAAACCTAAACTGCTCATATTCAACAACTTAGATGCCCTGATTGACGAAATGTACAGTTATGAATGGCATCAGTCCGAATCGGAGGTTATGGATAAGGACGCACCAGTCAAAATCAATGACGACCTTGTTGATACATTGAGATATATTGTTTATGGTAGAGATAAAGACAACGGAATTTCATTATAAGGAATTTGAATATGGATAGCACAATTACTGTAAACACATCCACTGACGCACAGACCCCGAACGAGCGAATCTTCAATCGGGTCAATGCCTATTATCTTGCAACAAGAAATACTTGGCGAAAAGCTCTAAAGGCATATAATGGCGGCACGGGTTATTTGAAGGAAACGCTTAGGAAACACCCATCCGAAACAGATGAAGAGTTTCAGGAGCGTGTGGACAACTCTTATAATATCAACTTAATCAAATACAGCGTCAAGGAGTTCGGCAATTACATTTTCTCCAAGACACCGCGAAGAAACAACGCGGATGAGGAAATCGTAAAGGACTTTGACCGCCAACAGAAGCAGGTGAACGAAGTTATGTGGAATCTGTTTCTGTATCATAACCTTTGCGGTCTCACTTGGGCTTTGGTTGATATGCCGCAATTCAGAGGCAACGAGATTGACATAAAGACCAAACAGGAGCAGAAGATTCGTCCGTGGTGTAAGGTACTTTCTCCGCTTGCCGTTCCTGACTGGTGCTTTGATAAGTTCGGCAACCTTGAATGGATTATTATTGAGGAGTTCGTTGTTGAGAAGGACAATCCGTTTGCGGAACCTAAACTCATAAAGAAACGCACCCTCTATACGAAGACCTACTATCAGGTGTTCTCTGCTATTATTGCCAGCCCGACTGCATCTGTAAAAAACAATGAGATTCGGGTAGGCAGAAAGATTAGGAACACTATTGGTGTGGTTCCTGTCATTCCGTATAGCGACCTTCTGTTTGATAAGGACTTCAATACTCCTGAGATTGCTGACATCCTTACAATTTATGATGCGATTCTGGCAGGTGAATCCGAGCTTCTCACCAATATCCTGAAGCAGACATACGGACAGCTTGTACTTCCCATGTCTTCGCACTCTATGGTGAGCAAAGTCAAGGCTCGTCTGTCTGAGGCTGGAATCGACCCAAATTCTCCGGCTACCACAGCAATCATAACTCAGGAAATCGGTATGGAGCTGTCTCGTACAAAGGCAATTTACGAAGACGAGGGCGAGAAACAGATTGCCCGGTACATCCAACCAGCCGGAGCTACCACGGAATCCATTATCAACCACAATGACCGTCTGCTTGCTCTTACAATGAAGATTACAGGCTTCCTTGTCGGTGTTTCCACTACACAGCGTGAATCGGCAGACAGCAAGGCGGTGGATAATGCTTCTCTTGCCGCACAGCTCATACGTATTGCAAGCCGACTTGAGGAGCTTGAGCTGAATATCTGGAAGCTGTTCAATATGTTTGACCCATCTATTCAGGTCCCGAAGGTTGTTTACAGCAAGGACTATGATATTCACGAGTTCAAGGCTGTTATTGCTGGTATTGTTGAGCTTGCAAACGTCAATGGCGGCGACAATTTCAAACAGCAGGTACTTAGGACTGCGGTTCATGCTATGGACAGTATTCATCGGATTCCTGACGAAACATACGAACAGATTATGGATGATATTGAAAACGGCAAAACATCCGCACTTCCTCCTACTTTTTCCGGCAAGGCAGATTACATTTCAGATACCTCCGGGAGCAGACCTGACAGTGTAAGAGCCAAGACGGATTATGACGGCTCGAACGAAAAAATAGGAAAAACTGAAAAAATTTAATACTTATGTTGCAGATTTACTTGCAATATACTCACTTTCCACTATATTATGTACCAGCAGACTAAACTGCGATAACAAATGATAACACAACATAGAGGATTCACAATGACTTACGAAGAACTGTCCGCAAAACTCAAAAAAGGAGAACCTCTGACAGAAGAGGAGTTCAAAGAGTTCGGGAAAGTTACACGCCCGACTGAACGCTTCAACGAGGTCTCCGCAGAAAAACAGAAACTTAACGACCAGATTAAGGAGTTGAACACACAGATTGAAACTCTCAATGCTGAAAAGCTCAAGCTCACTCAGCAGAATGATGATGCTTTCAATGCCAAGCTCTCCGAAATCACTGGCGCACTTGAGACGCTGAAAGGAGAAAATGAAAACCTGAAGAATGCAAATCAGAAATATGAGCGTCTTCAGAAGGTCAGTCAGATTGCTAACACAACCTGCAAGACCGTGGCAAATGCTACGTTCAAGGATGCTGACTATCTTTCTGTTCTCCTTGAAAGAAAAGGGGTGGACCTTACAAAAGAGGAGGATGTCAAAAAGGCTATCCTCGAAATCAAAGAGGAAAAGCCCGAACAGTTTGTCGTTACAGTCAATTCCGGTTCTGGTGCAGGTGGAGAACCTAATAACCAGACATCGGGTGAAAAACCTGAGTTCAAAACACAAGAAGACCGAGTTGATTTCATAGCTAAACACGGCTTTGAAGAATATAAGAAACTTAAAGGAGATTGATTATGGCTATCACACTTCTTTCCGACCTTCTTCCGTATGCGAATCAGTTCCGTGAAGGTTACATTGATTCGATGGTTGAGGCTTCTCGCCTTTTCAATGAAGGCTCCAACGGCGCAATCCGCTTTACCGATTCTGATGCCAAGGGTACTCTGACCAAGACTGCCTACTTCAAGGATTTCGGTACTGTCAGTCGGCGCGACATTACTTCTACTTCCGACCAGACCCCGGAAAAGATTGAACGTGCTGAACACACCATGTTCCGCACCTACTTCAAGCTGAATGCCATTGAATGGCAAGATGAGGCTTTCTGGACCTCTGACCGTATGCAACAGGACGCCATCATGTATATGATTGGCGGTCAGCTTGCCAAGAAGAAGATGCAGGAATCCATCAAACAGGCTATCAACATCGCCTCTACCGCGATTGTTTCTGGTGATGGTGCTACGCATAAGACCGTTCTTGACCTGACCTCCCCCAAGCAAAACTTCCTTCAGCCGCAGGTCAACCTTGCGCGTATGAAGTTTGGTGCTGAGTACGGTCGCCTCAAGATTATGGTCATGCATTCCAGTGTGTTCTTCGCTCTGGTTCAGAATCAGACCCTCAACTACATGTATGACCTCGGCGGCGGCGTTACGCTCTACGGTGGCATCCCTGCTACTATGGGTATGCCGTTCATCGTGTCCGACCAGCCGTCCCTCATCTACACCTCTGGTGATGATGTCTTCTACAAGACCCTCCTCCTGACTGATTCCGCCATTACTCTGGCTGACGCAGGTCCTATCCGCGCCAACCTTCAGACTGTCGGCGGCAAGGAAAACATTTCCCATCTGTATCAGGCTGAATGGTCTATGTGGAACAACGTCAAGGGCTATCAGCTCAAGGCTGCCGCTAACCCGGATTCCAATCCGTCTGACAGCACTCTGACCACATCCTCGAATTGGGAACAGTGGGTGGCTGATACCAAGAATACCGCTGGTGTTCTTGTTAAGTCCATCGCTGACCCGGCTTCCATCCAGCAGGTCATTAACGTGCGTTACGTTTCTGATGACGCTGGCTCCGGCTCTGGTTCCGGCTCCTAATCGGAACTGATTGTGGGTGGTGTGGGACCTTGAAATCCCACACCATCTACATTTCATAAGGAATTGACATGAAGTTTAGTATACCAACTATTCTGTACGACCCGGAAACATTCCCCCAAGCACAAATCTACGCAGAAGTATGGGGTATCTACGCAAAAGATTTATCCTCATTGTTAAAATGGAATAGCATTAAGCCAGAGCATTTCGATTACGGTGATATTTACTTCGCTGTACGGAATGACAAATACAAACAAATTGAAGATGAACATAAGAAGTATTTTCACTGCGAGTACCTTGAAGACTTACCGGATTATAGGGGTTGCGATAGATACAAAAAGTATGCAGAATTAGTGAAGGCTGGACTTCATGTTTTTGAGGACATGAGGAAAATGCTTGCAAACAGGGCTTACCAGAAAGAAGTAGCTGACCGGGAAAAGAATGGTGAGTATCTTGACGAAAAGCCAGATGAAAAGCTATCTCCGAAGGTCAAGAAATCGTTGAAGAAGAGAGGGTTACATGCTTAATACAGTTGAAATGGCGGATTCGTACTTTGCCTCTAATTTCTTCTACAAGGACACATGGGCTGGTATTGAACTGGAAGATAAGAAGTCGCTCATTGAGACAGCAGAGAGAGACGTCAACGCTTATTTGATGGCTCAGGACGTTGACATTAATGTTGTATATAATACCTTTTTAAGCAGTAAGAAGACAAGTGAACTGACATTCTGGGTCTGCGGTAATCAGGCTATTTATTACAAGGATAATGTGACTTCTTGGGGCACACCAACAGCCACATTGGGTAATTTCAAACCTACTTGCTACCAGTGTGCGGTGTTCGAGTGGGCTATCTTTATTTTCATGCACAAGGACGCTATTCTTAGGGCGTTTGATGATATTGGACGTGATGCTACAAGCGTTAAGGTGGACAACATTGGTGCTGAGACTTATTGGACACGTAGAACTGACGGTTTGCAGTCTGATAAATATATGCAGATTTTCAAGAAATCCCCTGCTATGCGCTTTTTAGATATGATACCAAAGAACATAAGGATTATACGCTGATGTTTGAAGTTCTGAAAGAGCCTCGGAATCGAATGATAATCCGAGAGTGCGTTTATGATAGAGACGGTGATTTTGTTTGCAGTTTTGATATTGGTGAGTGTTACGGAATCTTTACGAAACGAGAAGCCGCTGATATTGAGGCAGATACAGCAAACAGAAACGCGAATGAATCTGTCGGCGTGTTCTATAAATACTTTGGTGTTCAGGAAAAGGTGATTGACAAAAAGACCTATACTTCTACATTTGATGAGCCTTTTGTTACGACTGGCGAAAGAACCTGCGTTGCAATATGGAGAGGCAAGGCTTATACAATCACAAAGGTTGGTTACAGTTACGATGTTCACGGAAACTTTGTAGGCTTCAAGCTGTGGAGCAGTAATGAAAACGTGAAGTTCTATTGAGGTTATATATGGGTGCAAATAGGTTTATCACAGGTAATGTAAATACTGTACTTCTTCGGTCTACACAACTGAAGGGTATGAGTGTTCAGCTTGTGGTTACAGAACGAGGTATGTCACCAAAAAACGTGACAAACCTAATGCTGGCTTCTCACAAACGCTATATGCGTAAGATTGCACAGCTTATGGTATATGCTTCTCGTTGTCTTGCACCAACTTCTCACGGTGATGGTACATATCACGAGGGGTCTCTTACTGATAGTATTATAGCCCAATATAATCCAATGCAGGGTGGTAAGTATTCGTTTACAATCGGTGTTGACGGTACTAATTGGAACTCTGATTATGATGAACGCTATATGAAGCATTATCATAGAGAACCGCCTTGGGGTACATTGAAGACAAGTAAGAATAATATCCTTTACATTCTACATGACCACTGGAATTATCTTATTCAGCGTATGGAGAATTGGAGACAGAATACATACGGTTCTATCTTAAAAGACTTGCATCCGGGTGAATCCCTGAGCAGTGCTATTGCTGATATGAAAAGGCAGGGCTTGGCTGTACCCGGTACACGCAGTGGTCGTAGCCGCAAGTATGTTATGGATGAATATACTGCCAAACAACGCGCTGAAAATAAGCAGAGTATGTGGGGAAGTTATTATACGGAGGTCTTACCGTTCATTAGTGGCTATAAAGTAGGTGAAAAATTCCTGTATAATGGTGTAAAGGCAATCTGGGATAATGCTTCTAAAACAAAAGAATATAAACATTTCTTTGAACAAACAATGAATATGAGTAAGGGTTTGTTATTTTCTCGACATGGTTTAACAGGTGATTTGGCTGGTCAGGTTGATGTGTATGATAGAGCTGTTGTTGCTGATTCTTGGGTAACAAAGGCACGTACTGTTAGACCATATCATAAGAAATCTACACCAGAAATACCCGGACTGACGCGGTGAGGTTAATATGAGTAATTCAAACAGAATAAAAAAAGTTGAAGATTTCATTTGTGATAGGTTAGATGCAATTTTCAATGATTCTATCAAACTGCAAAAAGAGTTTGATGCATCTAAAGAGTGTCGCTCTGTCAGTATTGCTGGGTTGGGGCGCACCACAGATGACCAGCATACGATGCTGGGTGGTACATTAGATTACATCGCTTGCCGTACAAAACGAAGTGATGCAGTAGCTGATATAGATAAAATACAAAAAAACTTCAACATTTATAATACTTATGTTGCAGATGGACTTGTAATTTCAGTGGTTCTGGTATATATTACATCTCCAATGAGAACTATTGTGGATTCTCATTACGGATGGACTTATACAGCGACTTTTGAAGTTACTACTACATAAAGGAGATATTACAATGAGCAGACCTTCTTCCTTCACACCGAACCCAAACAAAATCAAAATGGGTCCTGCTATCGTGGTTTACGATAGCGCACAGCTCGGCTACACTATGAATGATAGTGTCAGCATCAATCTTACTCAGGAAACCACTCCGATTCAGCCTGACCAAGCCTCTGTGCCTATCGCTGACCGTGTTACTGGTATGGAATGTACTGTTGACATGGAACTTGGCGATACCAGCAAGGATATTATCAAGCTGATTCCCGGCGGTGACGAAACTGGCGTGAAAGACCCGACTGGCATCGACATGCTTGCCACAGGTAAGGTTCTTGAGATTTATCCTCTTGACACCAATGACACCCGCGTTTTCATCTTCCAGAAGGCTACACCCATTCTGAATGGTGCAATCAACTTTGCTCGTGAAACGCCGTCTGCCCTTCCGCTTCAGTTCAAGTGCTACGTTGCCTCCGCTGGCGAGTACATTATGAAGTTCACGGAATCCTAATCTCATAACTCAAATAAAGAGGTACATTATACATGAGTGAAGATGTTGTCGGTATTGACTTTGAGGCTCTTAACACCTTCCGCGAAAATGTGGAGGCTAAACTGCCGAACGGTAAGCTCGTGAAACTGCCGCTTATCACCCTGCGTGATGCGGCTACTGCGAACATTTACCTGCGTAAGTTTGACCTCCTCCGCACTAAGTATTCGCTCGAAGCAACCAAACTCATGGAGCTTGGTGAAGGGGCGAAGGAACAAGGTGAGGTGGAAGACAATGAAGCCAACATCAAACTGCTTTCCAAGGCTACTGACGCGGCTATGGAGGCTATCAATCGTTCTAAGGAGCTGATTGATGCTACCAATGCCCTGATTGACGAGGTTCTTGTTTTCATGGAGCCTTACGTCAGCGATATTCAGGTTGATGAAAATACAGGATTCATTGGTTTCCTTCGTCAGTCCGAACCAACCTTCACGATTCGCGTCTTGCAGTGTATGATGTACGGTAAAGCCGCTATTGCTGACGAGGCAGAGGATTCCGAGGCTAAAGAGGAAGACGCAGATGAAAAAAAAATGACGGAGTAGTACCCGAATTTCTTGACGTTGAGTACATGTGCATCGTCATAATGAGGGTCTTTTCCGCCTACACAATGAATCTGCTACTGGAACTGCCTTTCTGTCATGTATTGGCTTTATACCACATGGCAGAAAAGGCAGTATCTTTATTTAGGTTTGACATTTTAATTGGCAACGCTTCTCTGCATGATGAACAAATGGCAAAAGGGTTACAGAGAGTTGCCAAAACTGCTACAATAGCTGACCGCCAGAAGATGAAGGAATTGACATCTAAACGGAATAGAGAGGCAATCATGAAGAGAGCCAGAGAGAAGAGGTTAGTCCATGCCTAATATTCTTGACCTGTCTGCGCGTTTAAGTGCTGACGTTAGACCTTTTGTAAATTCTATGGCGTCTGGGGCTAATGCGTCCCATACGACATTTCAGAATATAGCGCAAGCCGCAACAATGTACCTTGGGGCGCGTGGTCTCTTAGGTACGCTTAATCGTGCAAACCAAGCCTCAATGGAATTTGGGCAGAGCTTGGCTGACGCATCCGCAATCTCCACCCTCAGTGTGAAAGAGATTGGGGACGCTCTTATGTCTCTGGATAACGTTTTCGGTCGTGTCTCCAAGGCGTCTCAGTCCATGTACCGCATCCTTTCGTCCGGCTTTAGTCAACTGGATGCAAGTCAGTTGGTGCAGTTTCAGAAAGCAGTTGGTATTTCTGCTAAGGTTATTCGTGCTGACCTGTATAACACAGCAGACGTCATGACCACTATCGCCAATGCTTACCAACTGAATATCAAGGAAATCGAAAAATTACAGGACTGGTTCTACATTACAGTCCGTGAAGGTAAAGCTCAGGGTCAGGATTTGGCTCGTACCCTCGGTCTTGTCATTAACAGTGCGTCCGAGGCTGGTGTGTCCCTGAATGAGTTAGGCGCGGCTATTGCTGTGCTTTCTCGTACTCAGTCTGTTTCGCAGTCCATGATTGGCTTGAACCAGATGCTAAACGCCTTCATCAAACCGACCCTTCAAGCCCAAGCCGCTGCACGTAAATGGGGTATCGAAATCAGTGCTACGGCGTTACAGGAAAAAGGTCTTACCAATATCCTGACAGAGCTGAATCAGAAGGTTGGCGGTAATGTTGAAGCACTTGAAAAGATGTTCGGTAACATTCGTGCCGGACGCGCTATCCTTTCTCTTACTGGTAAGCAGTTCCATAACTACCTGAACGTGGTTGACATGTATAACCACGAGGCTGGTGCTGGCATGGAGGCGTTTGAAAAGCAGATTGATACTGTTCAGAACGCTTATGAGAGATTACAGGCACAGCAAGAGAAAACGCTTATCACTGTTGGTGATGATTGGGGTAACGTCAGGAAAGCGATTTACAATACTGGTGAAGTGCTTCTTAAAGCATTTTCTGATACAAGCTCGATTGCAAGATGGAGTGTGTACCTTACTGGTATCAATTTGGCTGTAAAAAATATTATAGCAGTCATAAATAATTTGAGGGATTCAGTCAACAGCGTAACGCGCTCTGTTGATAGGATGACTGCTTCATTCACAAGAGCCTCTGCTACGTCTTATGGTATCGGTAATGGTGTGATTCGTGCTGACATAGCAAAATTACGTAAAAAAGCGGCAAATGCGAATCTTGCTCTGACTGGTGATTTCAAACCACTTCTGGAAAGAAATGACCAGATTCTTCGTGGTGCAACTCCGTGGTTTAATCTGAAAAACCAACATGGTATTGCACAGAAAAATAACCCATATTCTGTTATAGCGCAGAATACCCTCAGCCCATACGTTCGTGAGCATCAGGTTATAGCGCATAATATTGCCAGAAACTTTATGAAGCAGTATTTTGTGAAGTACGAAGACATTACTGACCCGGTTACTGGCAAGGTAGTTGATTGGAAAGTCAAAAACGCTGAAACAGGCTTCAAGTATAAAGCAACGCATAATCAACTTGAAAAACAGCTTACAAAGAGTGTGTTCATACAGAATGAAAAGAGTATGAACGTGCTTAGGAAGTATATAAACTCTGCGCGTCAGACAAAAATTTCTGCTGAAAGTGCTGAGAAGAGGTTGATAAATGAATCCAATATGCGTGTCGGCAATTTTTATGCACAGCCACACGGTTTCAGAACAGGTACAATCAACCGTCTTTACAGGAATCAGAGTTCTCTTGACCGCCTTGCTGATATGAAGCAAGCTCGTTTTGCCAAGAGCCATCGTATAATGAACTGGATGGGCATGAATCCTTACGACAGGGGTTCTGGTATCGGTCGTTGGTGGATGCAACATTCTATGGGTCGTTCCTTCCAGTATCGTGGTAAAACGCTTGTGCAAGAACCGCATTGGTTCTTCAAGGCTGGTAACAAGATTGGTTCTGGAATAGGTAAAGAGCTTGGCAAATTTACAGGTTCCATAGGTAAAACTATGGGTGTTGCCTTTAATGCTGTTGCTACTGTTGGTCTGATGAAGTTTGCTTGGGATTTTGGGAAGAAAATCGGTGAAAGCATAGGTGAATCCCTGAATCTGAAAGACACAGAATTTTTCCAGTGGTTAGGTCGCGCAGTCACAACAGGCGATTGGATGGGTCTTGGACCATCTACAGCACAGGTTGAAGCACGAAACATTCACTCTAACGCACAAGCAAGAAACAATACGTTCAACAAGCTGATTGATGATATGCGTAAGGCTAAAATCTCTCCTGATAAGATTTTGACATATCAGGAACAGATGGCAGAACAGTACATCAAGGCTATGGGTAAAGACCTCAAATCCGCACAAGAAGCAACTGAGGCTATGAATGCCATTATTGACAATATCGTTCAGGACCTCAAGGATTACAGAGAAACAGTCAATGCGCGTACTCAGCTTGAAGAGGCGTATCGTGCGCTTCGTCCTGTTGACCGTGAAAAAGAACTTAATACCGCAGAGAAGTCGTACATCAGGAGTTATATGTCCAGAGAGGGTATGGCTATGAACGGTGTTACACGCGGTCTGTTTGAAGAATTTATGAAGAACCCTCAAGGTTTCACAAAAGCATTTAGTAAGTTCAACGCTTTTGAGTATAATGAAGCTGGTCTGAAGCAGTATTTTGATGAACTCGGTATTGACGCAAGTAATATCGCCTTGAATAATAGACTTTTGCTGAATGAGGGAATCAAGGAAGTTCTTTCGGTGTCCAATCTTATGCGACAGGACAAGGCAGTACAAAAGGCGAATCAGCAGGTCCAGCGGAATAAGGTAATCAATGCAAGCAGCCGAGCCGCCGCCAACTCCCTGTCTGCATTTAACAAAGCCCTTGATAGACGCAGTAAGGATGTTGAGTATAATGATGTTCAGTCTGAGTATTTTGACAATCTTGCTGAACTTGATAATAGGACAGGGCTTGGCTCTGCGCGTCTGAATAAGGCGATTGAACAGGAAAATGAGGCACGAAACACCCTTGAATTTCTCACTGCAAGACGTACACAAGCTGAGAGTGAGATGTATAAGGACATTGAACGTCAGCGTAAGGAAAAGGGTTCGCTTTCACAGGCTGAACTTACACTGATTCAGAACAGGTGGCGTGATGAGGCGTTCATTTCTATGGACAAGCAGATTATTGAGGCACAGAAATCGGTAATCAAGGCATCTACTACTACACAGAATGAGCGTGACAGGCAGAAGAAGAATCGGGTGAAAGAAATATCCGATGTACTTGAACATCAGCTTGAAACAAGTGCTGTCGGTTCGCTTTCTATGCTGTATGAACGCGCACAAAGCCAGCTAAAGAAGAATCTTGGTGATTATAAGCTGAAGACTACACCGGAAGAGGCTCGTGATGCTGAAAAGGCGTTGCAGAATATCTACATAAAAGGCATGAAGAGTCGTTTTGAGAACCTTGGTCAGAGCATGAGTGGTATTTCTGTTGAACAAGCCAGCGGTGCAATCAGCAGAAAAACAGCTATCGCCCAGCAGAAAGAAATCATTGGCGCACAGTGGAGGCTTTATGCTGAGGCTCTTCGTGGCTTAGACCCAACACGTGATATGGAGGCTATACGCGAGTTCAGACAGGCGGCTGACAGCGCAGCTGAAAGTTGGAATAGACTGGCTGTAAGCGAGATGGCTCTGTCTATCGAGAACATTACAAAAGGTCTTGATACTGTTGAACTTGCAAGAGCGCAACACAGAATAACTGATAGAACAGCAAACAAGAGGCAGATGGCGATTTACCGTAATATGCGTAAGGAAATCGTCAAACAGATGCGTAATTATGCTGAAGGTTCTGAGCAGTATGAGACACACCGTAGACAGCTACATGATGTTGACATGAATATCGCTCGTCTGAAGGATGCGATACAGAATGACGTAAATGAGGCGCGTCAGGGTTTGCTTTCTGCATTTAGTGACGTAATCAGCAGTAATCTGCAAGGAGACAGACTTTCCAACTATGGTCTGTATCACGCGACAAACCTGCTTGCTCGTCTTGCTCCGGCTCTCAACATCCAACAGAAGGGTGTAAGTCTTTCTGCTGTGCTTGCGAACGCCAATGCTCGTTATAGTGGTTCTACACCAGATACTTCAAGAGCCATGAGACAGCAACAGAGGCTTTCGACAATCATGGATTCCTATATCGCATCGAAGCAGTATCAGGATGCAGGTATCGGTAAGAACGTCCAGACTATCGTAACAATCATGGGTAAACGTACACCCTTATTCTTAAATTGAGGTGGATAATGGCAGATACAACATATACAACTAAGTGCTATCTAAAGGGTAGTGTTCAGACCTCGATTGACAATTCGGGGAACATTACGAAGAACTTTACTTGGATGGTGCTTAATGCAAACGAAACCAATACCTTACTGGAATGGTTGGCGTTTCAGGATTATGTAGAGACTGAATGGGCAGGTAAATCTGGCGACAACTGGAAGAAACCTGTTCAGCAGGCTGGAAGCAAGGAATGTACTGCTTTTGATAGTACGGACGATAGCTTCATTGTTGCAGACCTGACCATTGAAACACCTCCGGGCAGAACGCATGTTGAGGTTACTTATACCTGCACTGGAAACCCGAATAAAATCAAGCACTTTACGGATGGTGGTCTTTCCATCAACTCTTCGGATGAGCGTACCAAGTCTTTCAGCTTCAAGTATGTTATCCCAGAAAAGCAGGTTACGCTTGGTGATGATACTTGGACTGCACCTGATTTGGAGACGGTCGAAACTACTATTGACGGTCTTTTCAAGATAAACGATAATGTCACTTGGGCTGATTCTGAAGGTCACACTTACGTTGTTGATAACGTTTCTGTAAGCCAAGAATCTCCAAGTGTTTACAACGTCACTGTGTCCCTTAAAGACATGGCTAAGATGCGTGTCGGTCTGATTTCCGTGAATGAAGACAGTTACGGACAGAAGACAATTTCGATTACTTGGCGGCTCTCTAAGGAAGAATATGACGAAACTGACCTGCCCAATTCCGGTGATGCTGTAGGTACTTGGGTTGGTGAGGGCTATGACGGCGTTGGTTATGACAATTACGTTGTGACTGGTGTTGAGCATAGTCCTGACGGTAATCTCGGCTACCTTGTTACAATCAGTGCAAAAGACACCACATTTACCAGACTTCATACCCAGCGTGATTACAAGTGGAACGGTACAGGTCTTGAGAAATCTGCCAATGTTGTTTATCAGCTTCATAGCAAAGAGGACGCAGAACAGTTCCTCAATAACCTTGGTCGTGAGACGCTGGATGTTGATGGTGAATCATTTACGGTAAGAGACGCCAATATTACCCAAAGCGGTAAAGACGATTATGAGCTGTCCCTTTCGCTCTCTGATGATTTGACACCGCTTATCGTCAACATCGGCAGCAACACCCCTGATGATTTGGACAAGGATATTCAGGTTTCTATGACTTACGGTACTTTCAGACTTACTCCTCATCAGTGTGGTCTGTTCCGCAGTCTGTCCAATCTTGCTTACTATCCAATCAATAATCCGCCTAACACCAAATTCAACACACGGATTTTGGTTTCCGACCTGCAAGAAATGGATAGCAGGTGGACAAACGCTATGCTAACAAACATTATAACAAGCCCTAATCCTCGTATCGGTTTTTCTGACATTGTGGCTTGCTATGACGGCAGTGACAATAAGGTGAAGAAAGAGCTGTGGAGTACATATCCTGTGGGTGAAGCAAGCGGTGTTGGCTCCAAGTTCATTAACAGCTTCAAACTTTCTCAATACGTTTATCCACAGCCCACATTTACGGAATCTTCTTATGGTGAAACACCCAAATACAGTGAGTTCTTTGTTCCGTGGGTTGCGAAGAATGACTTGCTGATTATTCCCGGTGGCAGTACATACAACGGCAGAACACTTAATACCGACCTGAGTAATTATCCGAAGTATGATAACGGTCTTGATATGGCTCTTCCGCAGAGATGGCTCAACAGGAAGATACCTTACATGGATTGCACAGTCACCATGAACTATCGTGGCAACCTTCAATCCAACATTAAGAAGAATTGGGATGATTACTTCCTGAAAGCAATCAAGCAAATCTGTAAGGAAGCCGAGTTGATTGGTAAAGATTCCAGCTCCAACTTCAACAAATACTTTATGATGCCTTACGAAAAAGCCGCAAGGAATCATAGCCAATACCCACTTACCAGCTTCAAACGCACTGGTATGTCTGTTCAGCGGATTATTGACACCAAGGGTCACGAATGGACGCAAATCACAATGAACATTCAGGCTCTTTGTGGTGATTACTGGAACTACAACTACAAAGATAAGGTTGACTTTGAATGAGCGCACTTAGAGACAAGTACCAATCTGTAAGTCAGTTCTTCAAGGACGTTAAGCGCGTCATTGAGGATATAGTTACACGCCTGTCTGATGTTGAAGCCACTATGGACAACTTCGGTGGTGGCGGTATTCCTCAAGAAGAAGACTTACCAGCGTATGAGGCAGGTGAGGGTATTGCTATTGATGACGAACAAATCAGCCTGAATTATGATGGTCCGTTTGCTGTTCACGTAGACCATTATGACGAAACCACACCAACCACAATGTACGTACAGGCAAATTCCGGGCGTATTATGATTGACCAGACTTCGGTGTTCTCTACTGCTCCGGCTGAGGGTGTTTATACAGCGTTAGGTTCAGGTCAGGTTATGTGGTTAAAAGTCAACTTTACCACAATGACAAGCATTACAACTGAATACTTGGCGGCTTCTGAGACGTATTATACTGATACTCAAAACATTATATACATCAGACTTGCCAAAAACGTTGATGGTACGCTTCGTCAGTATCAGTTCGGTGACATAAAATACAGACGGCAGGGTGTTTCAAAACTGTCGAGTACAAACACAAGTACAGCCGCTATTTCAACACAGGCTGGTTATAATGAAGGTACTGGTCCGCTGAATCTTACTGTGTATAGCGGCAGTACGCCAACACCTCCTACACCCCCCACACCTTACAGCAGTGGTGGAATGATGTTCCCGAATTACATGAACCTTGCTGATACTTCTCCATACGGCACTTCAATGTATGAGGGTGTTACTTATACAATGGGTAACGCAGGTTGGATTCGTTTTACTTGTTTCGGTACTACATTAGCTGGTGCTTGTGAGTTTATACACATCGACAACAATGCAATCGGTATGTATAAGGGTGGCGGTGGTGGTTATACTACATTCTTACCTGTAAGCAGTGGTGCTGTTGTTTACTATACTGGTGGTGTTCCGTGTCTTGTTAAATTCGACGGTTATGCGACAAGTAATGGCATAGTTTCCAGTACGGCGTAAATTTCCTGAAATAAACTATAATTATGTTGCAGATACATTTGACTTTTAAGTTTTCCAAAGTATATTTAGATACCAACAGGAGGACGAAATGCAGAAAACATTAGTCAACATTGATATAAACACACGAAGTCAGATTACACAGACAGGGCAGTTTGTGAATCGACAGGCTGATTACGTGCGTATTGAACGTGCATCTTGGTCTGTCCTGTGCTTTCAGTTCTATGACAGGCAGATAACGGACGAGGGTGGTGTTGTTCTTACCCCCTACCCCATTACTAATCTTTCGTTGGAGCTTCTGGTTGATAATGACTTTACAACCGAAACGCCAGTGATGATTAAATCTGTTGCTTCGGCTACCGTATTCGACCCAACCCAACCATCCGAATCCAACATGGTGAATATTGCCGGAGACTGGATTGACGGTGGTAATGCAGACCCGCTTCTTGGTCAGGTCTCCATTCGTATTTATTCCGGTACTGAACGTCTTGAACAGGAATTTCAACCATCTGGAAGGACACCGCCATCTGAACTGAAAAACTGTTACCTCAGTCTGCGTCAGAAAGACCTTGAGGTTGCAACGACTACACCTCTTGTATGGATTCCTGTTATTCCGTATAACACCATTCTTGAGGAAATGCCCACTGAATATGTGATACCGCCTACTGAGGTTCTTTCACAGGCACTCGCGGCTTATTTCACTCAGCCATTCACACTCAGCTACGCACAAACGGCTGATGCGACAAATTGGCACAGTACACCACAACCTGACGATAATTTCATGGTTTTCAATCTCGGTCAGGTTGGTGCGATTCCTTCTGCACATTCGGGTCCTCTTCCAATCCCGAAACGCAGTATTGTCCGTTACAGTGTAGATGATGACCCACAGAGTATGGACGATGTTCTTGAGGAACCCAACGCTAATACTTACTTTGTGGCAATCATCAGCACAATAAAGGATGAAGCGGACCTCGAACTCAGTGATTTTCAAAACAAGTGGTATCAGGCAAGAGCTTATGCAACTGAACCTATTTGGCAAACTGGAAACTGATAACATATATTAAAATAAGGAGCTTTTATTATGGCTACTGGTTCCCCTGTTTCTTTCTGGTACGGTACTCGCGCACAGTTTGACAGTATCGCTACCAAACTCGACACAACCCTCTATTTCATTACGGACGAACAGGCTCTTTACAAGGGTTCTATCAAGTTCTCCGGCTCTGGTGTTGATACCCTGCTTTCTGTTGGTACTTCGGCTCCGGCATCCAACCAGCCGTATGACAAGTATTTCAACACAAGCACCGGTCTCATTTACGTTCTGAGTGCTACTGGTTCTACCGTTTCCAGTTACACCCCTGCAAATGGCGCACTGTATTACAACGCTGATTCCAAGAGATTCATTACCCTTACTTACGATGGTTCTGCTTGGTCTGAAAACGACCTGTATGACGCAGGTATCAGTGTTGAGGACGGCACTGGTCTGTATCTGTCCGGCACTACCATTGGCGGTCTTGATGCTACAACTTCCTCCAAGGGTGTTGTTCAGATTGGCAACAACATCACCGTAACGAATGGCACTATCTCTGTTCCTGTTGCCGCGAGTAACGTTTTTGGTGTTGTGAAGATTGGCGATAACATCACTAATGCCAGCGGTACTATTTCTGTTGCCAAGGCTACATCTTCCTCGCTTGGTGTGGTTAAGACTGGTACTTCGACTGACACTGGCATTAGTATTGACGCAACAGGTCTTATTAGTGTTGTTACTGCAAGTGCCTCTGTTCGTGGTGCTGTTAAAATCGGCACTAACATCAATGTAAGTTCTGCTGGTGTTATCTCTGTAAATGACGCGACACAGGGTCAGAAGGGTCTTGTTACCCTGCTGATTGCTTTTGATGCAAACAACCTGCCTCCGGGGTCTTATTGGAGTACGGATTCCGCAAGCAAATACGCCACAACCCTTACCGCAGTTAGAAATTATGCTGAGGCTGTTCTTGATAACAGTACGGTTGGTCTCAGCATCAACTCTTCGACTGGAAAGGCTCAGATTGCAAATGCCTCTGCTTCTCAGAAGGGCGTGGTTAAAATCGGTACTAACATTGACGCGGCTGATGGTGTGATTTCTGTTAAGGACGCCAGCACAGCAGATAAAGGTATTGTTGCTCTTGTCAATAATGCCTCTTCCAGTGATATGAGTTCCGAGGTCAAGGCTATCACTCCTTATGCGGTCAGTCAGGTTGCGGAAGGTCTGAATACTGAAATCAACACCAAACAAAATTCCCTCACACCCGGTTTCGACATTACACTTACTTCCGGTTCTACAATCAGTGTTCCTCGGTATCGTGATGTTGTGAATGTGACTGGTTCTTCCGTTACGCTTCAGGCTGGTTACGCTTACAAGATTCAGGCTACTACTGGCGCGAAGAAGCTGTTTACCGAGACCATTCCTTCCGGTCAGTTCGGTATGGAAGGTCATGCTGAAATCTACGTGACTGATACTGGTTACATTCAGACAGACACCAATGTTGTTCTTGTTGACGCTCTTGAACCGAACTCTGTGAATAACTGCACAATCCGTTTCCATAACGGTCTGTGCCTCATCAGCATCGAAGACCATGTTGCAGGTTATGTTGTTCGCACTGCCACAGGTACAGCTAACGGCTCCATTTACTACGGCATGACCACTGA